TCACCGCTGCCTCCGGCGGGGACGGTCGTCATGGTGGTTGCGGATCTCCACGTTGAAGTCCGACACGCGGGACTGGTCGTTCCGGGCCGCCGCCGCGGCACGCTGGCGTACCAGCGCCTGGCACACCCCGCAGTCCGCCGGGGGCTCCGGCCATTCCAGCGGCAGGCCGAGCCTGGGGGCATCTTCCATGGTGGTGGTCTTCATCCGAGTGCCTCCGTGGGGCGCCGGTGCCAGCCGGGGCCGAACGCCGCGGCGAGCACGTTGGGGTCAGTGAGGTGGCCCGATCCGTCGGGACGCCACAGCCACCAACGGCCCTCCACCTGCCAGCCCGTCGGCGGACAGCGCAGCATCCAGCCCGCAGGCTGCACCGACACCTGCCGCACGTCGGCCAGCTCTTCGGCGGCATCGAGCGGCACGAGCCACCACAGCTTGTCCAGGTCCGGATCAGCGAGCACCGGGCCGCGTTGTTCGTCGCGGAGGCGTACGGCCGCGGGCATGCCGGTGACGAGGCGAGACTCGGCAACGAGCCAGTGCTCGCCAGAGGCGATGGGCGCGAGTTCCTCGGCGTCCCACGCCTGGCGTACGAGGTCCGGGTGCGCGGAGCAGTCGGCGAGCCACGCGTCCCCGGCCTCGTACCGCGCCACGAGAGGTGTCGGTTGGGCCATGACCAGCACGTTATGCAGGACGATTGCGCATGCGCGCCCCGATTGCGCGCAATTGCGCGAGCACCCAGAAGGCTTGCGCCGATTGCTATGTGAGATCCAGAGAAGCCCGCGCCCGCCCGATCAGCCGCCGCGCCGGCGCCCCGTACTCGGCAGACCCAGAGAGCCAGTCCCACGCCCGCTCGTACACCGCGATGTCCTCGTCACCGGTGAGCCACAATTCCTCGCTGATCGTCTCGACGATGACCAGTCGCCGGTCATAGATCCAGAACGCGTGCGGGGCCGTACGACGCAGCTGCGCACCGAACGGAATGATGCCGAGCTCAATGCGGCGCTGGCCAACAAGGTTGTAGAGGCGGTCCAGTTGCTCGGCCATCACGTCTACAGGGCACGGGCGGTGGTAGAGGGCCGCCTCGCAGAGGACGAAGTGGAAACTCTTGGCCGGGTCGTACAGCGCCTCTTGTCGGCGCTGGCGGGCTTCCACGGCCGCGTCGGTCGTCGGCGGGATGCCGCGGAACTCGGCGAGGCCGTCGAAGATGACGCGCGCGTACTCCGGCGTCTGGAACAGGCCGGGGATCCGGGACACCTCCAGGCCGCGGATCGTTGTCGTGGCGTCGGTCAGCTTGACGCCGATCTCCTGTCGGCCGCGGTGCCCGCCGGCCAGCTGCCGACGCCACGATCGGTGGCGCTGCTTCATGTGCAGCCCAGCGAGGAGACCGTGCAGCTCCTGCTCAACATCGAGCCGCCCGATGGCGCGCGCCCACGCGGTGAGATCTGCGCGGGTCGGGGTCTGCTTGCCGTTCTGGAGCCGGGAGACCTTCGACGTCTGCCAGCCGAGCTGAGCGGCGAGGTCCTTCCCGTCCAGACCAACCTCGACGCGCAGCTCGCGGAGACGCGCGCCGAGGGCCTCCCGGGCGGCCTGGAAGTCAGTCGTCACACAGTGGAACGTACCCGCTCGGCGAACTCCGCTGTAGGTACAGCGTCGTGCCAGGCAGCATCCCGGGCCTGGCACGCGGCGAGCACCTCCGCCGGATCCTCGGTGACGTACACGCCGAGTGTCGTGTCGTCCTCGTCGAAGGCGAACCGCGCCAGGATCTTGGAGTCGAACAGCCAGAAGTCGAAGTCCGGCAGACGCCGCTCCTCCGCCTGCGCACGGGAGAGGTTGCGGATGTCCTCGCCGGCGCCCACGTTGCCGGGCGCGCTCGCGAGGAGAAACCGCTGGCCCTCAGTAGCCGGCTCGTCGACGATCCGAACGCGCTCGAACCTCTTGCCCGCCGCGGTCTGGGCGGCGACGTTCTCCAGCCACGGGCTCGGCTCGGCGGCGATGTCCTCGCCGGCCTGCCACCGCGCCCACTTCGGACTGCGACGGTCGGAGGCGTAGCCGCGGCGCGTCTCCAGCCGCCACGCGGTGTGGCGGAACTCGCGGAACAGGTGGGAGATCGAGGCGAACGGCTGGAGGGCAGGGCTGTCGGTTCGGGGCGCGTAGCGGATGAGGAGGCTGCGCGGCACCCGGACGAACGTCTCCGACGGCTTCACGTTGCGCAGCTGGACCAGGTGCTCCGGGTTGGTCTCGCGGTCGCCCTGGACGAGGATCTCGTCCGTCTCCGGGATCTCGTACAGGGTGGGGCAGTCGCCTTCGTCGCTGGTCGTGCCGATGAACCTGAGCGTCATCTTGCCCTCCGTCTCAGCGGGTTGGAGCTCCCAGGATGCGCGTACGTGCGCGCGAGCGCCCACTGATTGCAGCGGATTGCGCCTACCCCCGGGCTGCTGACGATTGCGCGCAAGCGGACATGACGAAAGGCCCCCTCCCGCCCGAAGGCGAGAGGGGGCGTTCGTGGTTCAGCCGCCGAGGGCTTGGTACAGCGCCACAGCAAGGGCGCCGACCGCCGTAACCGCCGCGAGGGACGGCAGCGGCCAGCGGCCCTTCTCCAGCGTGCTCACACGCGGCTCGATGTCGGTGGTCTTCGGCATGGCTTCCAGGGCGCGGAGCCGGGACTCGTGGTCGGCGAGGTCGGTACGGATGTCGTTGGTCTCGTTCAGGATGCTGTCGAGCTTGGCCTCGATCCGTCCCACCGCCTTCGCCAGGTCCCGCACCTCCTGGTACGTCTGCGCTGGGCTGATGTACACGCCCGGGTCGGGCGTCGTCATCAGATGCCCTCGCTGTCCTGCCGGTTGGGTACGGCCCAGGTGAAGCCGAGTGCGGCGAGAACGGCCAGGCCCGCGGCCCAGCCCTCGGCGGCCGTGACGACGTCGTCGGTCACTGCGGCGGACAGGGTGCCGGTGCCCGCGGCGAGCGCGGCGACGACGGCCTTCCAGTACTTCGAGATCTTCACGTGCCTACTCCTTTACGTCGAAGCCGCGGCGGGCGCCGAGCTTGGTCAGGGAGGTCTTGCCGGGGATGCCGTCGGCGTCGTCGCCGCGGTAGCCGAGACGGCGCTGCCACGCCGCATACGCGCTGCGCGTCGCCGTCCCGAAGTGCCCGTCCGCCAGCCGCCGCGCGAGGAGCCCCTCGCCGACCAGCGCCATCTCCACGAGTTGCGTCTCCGGGTACGACACCGGTGTGCCCGCCTTCGGCGGATCCACGAGAGCGGCCGTACGTAGCCGGGACAGGTCCACCACCGGCCGCGCCGGCGGCCGCACCGGAGCCGACACCTCCCCAGGCACGGTGAGGACCTGGCCCGGCACGATCGTGTACGGGGCCCGCAGACTGTTCGCGGCGGCCAGCTGCTGCCACGTCACACCCCGGTACTGCTGGGCGATCGAGTACAGCGACTCCCCACGCTGCACCTTGTGGGGGGCCCCGCCGGGCTTCGTACCGGCCACCGCTGCGGCGATGCCGGGCACGACCACGTCCCGGAACTGGGTGATGCGCGCGGCTCCCGGGCAGGCGGTGCCGGACGTCGACCACGCCCGGTGCAGGCTGTGGTAGCCGATCCCCGGGGCGTCCGCACTGCGGCAGATCCGCACGGGGATGTCGTGGGTGCGGTGGGCCCACGCGCCGAGCGCGATCAGTTCGGCGAGCTGCTCGTCCGTCCACGGATCGCTGGCCTTGGTGTTGGAGGCGGTCTCGACGCTGATCGCGCCGGTGCCGTCCGGGCGGCGGTTGGCGGCGGCGTTGGCGTCGGCGCGGGTGGTGGTGGACAGGTACTGGGCGAGGTCGCCGCCGTACCCGAGCCCGAAGTGGCTTTCCAAGTTGGTGCTGTCGCGCCAGAACTCGTACGTCCGCCGTGGTGTCCACGGGGCGACGATGCTGTGGAAGATCAGCTGTGTGGGCCGGATGGAGGACTGCTGCCGGGCCTCAGGCAGCAGCTCCATCTTCGTGGCGCCCTTGTACCAGGCCATCACACACGCTCCGGCCACGACCAGGTGCCCGCCTCGGTACCCTCGGCGCGCGACGTGGCCCACAGAGTGTCGTTGCCGTCCAGGAACACCTGGAGGTTGACCGTGACCTGGGCCTCCTCCCAGACACGCACGATCATCGCCGGGAACACGTCGCCCTCGGCGACCCAATTGCCGACGTGCCCGACATACCCGGTGCGCTCGGCGGCGCTGCGACTCTCGTGGAAGTCCCTGCGGCGCCGGTTGACGGCCTCCGCTTCCTGCTGGCTGATGCGGTAGTGGACGATACGTCCGATCGATGGCTTCAAGACGGCCTCCAGGGCATAGAGAAAGCCCCGGCCAGCGGCTCGGGGCGTGCGGGGTGAGGGCGGGTCAGGTGATGCGGGTCAGCTTCAGCGCGCAACCAGCCCGCAGGACCGTGTCCGCCGCGTTCGACGTGTTCTGCGCCCACGACAGCGTGAGATTGCCTGCAGTCGCTCCGGTGACCAGCGTTCCCTTGAGGGTGGTGCCGGTGGCACTGGCGAAGGTAACGACGCCGGTCGGGCCGACCACGCCGACGCCGTCGTTGTCGGTCCACGTCATCGTCGCCCCGGCCGGAGCGATCCACGTCGCCCGGAATCCGCCGCCGCCGTTGGTCCACACGGCCACGCACTCGACGTCATAGGTCGAGTTCGCCTCGACCTCCAGCGTCAGGTCCGGGTCGGCGGCCGGGGTAATGGTGCTCGCGCGTGGGGTGTCCGCGTCCTTGATGGCTTTGGTCGTGATCGTGGCAGTTCCGGCGCCGAGGTTGTGGGTGAAGACGGTTCCCGCGCCGTCGATCTCCACCGTGGCGACCGCGAGCGCGCCCTTGGTGATCAGGGTGTTGCCGACGATCAGGTTCGGCCCGGCGTCGCCGGTCGCCTCTTCCCGGATCAGGCTGCGGGTCTTCCCGGCCGTGGTCGACGAGGCGATGCTGTTGCCGACGATCAGGTTGTCGCGGGTGCCGAATTCGAGGTGGATGCCGGAGACTTGGCCGGTGAGGGAGCCGACTTCGCCGGGGCTGAAGATGGTGCAGCCGGTGATGACGTTCCCGGTCCCCACGATGAAGATGCTGTCGCCCGCTGTGCCGTCGAAGTTGCACCCGTTGATCTTCGTGGCTGCGACGTCCTGAAGCCGGATGCCCTTCGCGTTGTTGTCCGCGCCCCCCACGAAATTGCAGGACTCGATCGTCTGCGTGCCCGCCCGGTCGAGGATGCACACCGCCGTCTCATAGGTGGTGCCACCCGAGCCGCCGAGGAACTCGAAGTCACAGCCGATGATCTGGTTCTCATCGTTGGAGTCCAGGTGGATGCCGCGGCCCGGCCCGGCCGACCCCATCGACTGATCGAAGAGACAGCCGATCACCCTGTTGTTGTGCCCGAACGCCCCGCCCGTCTGCGGGCCGAGGTAGAGGCCATCGTCGCGGCAGGCGATGAAGTGCAGGTTGTCGAAGCGGCACGCGACCGCTCCGGCCCCGTAGATGCCGCCTGACGCTGCGGTCTGCCCGAAGTAGTTGCCGTCGATCTTCAGGTCGCGGATCGTCACCCGCGTGTCTGCCCCGCTCATTTCGATGGCGTAGCAGTCGGCGCCGTCCGCCAGCTTCAGGATGGACGTCCACCCCGACCCGATGATCGTCGGCCCCTCCCCGGCGGGCAGCAGCAGCGGCGCCGACAGCATGTACGTGCCGCGCGGGATGTAGATCGTGCCGCCCTCGACGGCGCTCGCCGCGTCGATCGCCGCCTGGATGCTGGCGGTGTCATCGCGGACGCCGTCACCGGCAGCCCCGAAGACGGGGTCCGTGACGACGAGCCAGTCGAGGCTCGTCAACGCGTTGCTGGTGAGGTCGCGGGTCGCGATCCACGCCCGCGTGCTGCCGCCTGCCGCCTCGGCCCACATACCGAGGATCCCGTCCGGGCCGGAGAACTCCGGCAGCGCCCCGAACTCATCCGTGACTACCTGGGTGATCGGCGTACCGTTGGCGTCCAGGAGGTCGGTGTACTGCATGCCGCCGTCGGCGTCGTCCCAGAAGGTCACCACCGCGTTCGCGGCGACCCCCCACAGGCCGTCCGAGGGCTGCACCACAAAGTCCGCCACACCGGCGCCGAATGTCGCTCGTGCCATGTCACACCACCCACGAGACGCTGTTCGGCATCACGATGTCGTTGGTCGAGATCCCGGGATGCTGGGTGAGCCACACCTGACCGGCCCGAGCGTTGTTTGCGGAGTAGACGGTGCACCGTCCGATCCGCGTCCCGGTGAGATACGAGACGGCATAAATGTGGTGGCTGGGCCGGTATCCGGCCGGGATCAGCACCGGCAGCCGACTGTCCGAGGCCGCGCTGAAGTTGGAGCCCACCCGCTGGAACTCACCCAAGCGCATGTGTACGTTGCCGTTGCGTTCCCAGATGACCGGCGTAATCGTCGCGTTCCACGACGAGAGCGCGGAGGTGCAGTTGATGACGCCGGAGTCGGAGTAGATGGTGATCCAGGCCGAGCCGTTGTAGAGGATCAGCCTGCCGGTGTCGAGTTCGTAGCCGACTTCGCCGCGACGGGGCATGGCCGGGCGGCTGAGCGACGTGCAGGGCCGCAGCCGCGTCCCCACGTACTGCTCGACGCGGGTGACCGAGACGACGGAGGCGCCGTTGAGGATGGTCACCTGGGCGAGCGGGATCTCGTACACGCCGGTGCTACCGGTGTCCTGCACCAGCGCCGGGGCACCCGCGCCGGGCGTGCCTTCCCGGAGGGTGGCGCGGACGTCCCACGTGGCGCGGTCCAGGCGCAGCACCACCCAGTCCACCCGCGTGGAGCCGCTCGCGTTGGCGCTGACGGGCAGGTTCACGGTGGTCGTGCCGGAGTACCAGGCGTGCCCGCGCACGGACGCGTACACCTCCGCACGCACATCCACTGACAGGCCCACCCCGGCGGACACCACCGCGGTGTCGTTCGGGTCGCCGTACACCCCGTCGTCGCTGAACCGCGAGGCCATCTTCTCGTACTCGGCGTCCGTGACGTTGCGGGCGTTGTAGTTGGGCGACGGCCACGAGTTCTGGGCCATCGGTTACCTCGCTTCCAGTCGTCCGAGCCGTCGGCCCAGTTCGCGTACCAGCCGCACCATCTGCGGATCGCTCGTAGCCTCCGGCGAGCCCACCAGCGACGTGACGTACTCGCCGCTGGTCGGGGTGGCCTGCAAGTGGATGCTGCGGACCAGGTCGGCCACCTCCAGCCCGGTCGGCAACGCGACCGTCACTCGGTCGCCGAGGGTGTAGTCCCGGCCCGCCTTCAGGTCCTCGGTGTCGACCGTCACGGTCGCGAGCTCCACCGGGGCCGCGCCGCCGGCGAGTGCCTCGTTGCCGTCCTGGGTGAGCTCTCCGGCGGCGTCGTTGTCAGCGCTCCCGTTGACGAGCTGCTCCACCCGCCACCACGCGGCCGCCGCGGCGGTGTCGGCGACCTCCACGTAGGCGCGCGGGCTGGCCTGATCGGAGCCGGTCACCAGCGCGTGGGTCACCGTCGGCGCGCTGCGTTTGTAGGTAATCGCCCGCAGGTTGCCGAGGCCCTCGGAGAAGCGGGCCGTCGCCGTGAGGTCCTGCGGCTGGTACACCTCGAACTCGATCTGGCTGCTTGTCTGCCGGGTGCGGAAGCCGAGCCCGCCGCCGTCGATGGCGACGCGGCGGCAGGTTGCGAGCAGGCCCTCGAAGCGGGTGTTCACGCTGGTCGTGGTGCCCACTCCAGCCACCGGGGCGAGGGCAAAATTTGGGATCTGCCTGGCCGCCAGAGCGCCAGGCCCGCAGTTCTCGTTCACCAGGGTCCGGATGATGACCTCGGCGTTCGTGGTGAGGATCTGCCGCGCGGTGTCCGGCTGCGCCGACCAGGCGGACGCCGGAGCGGGCCACGTCAGATACCCGGCCGGCCGCGCGAGGTCGTCGGCGAAGTTCACGGTGACCTTGCCTGGCGGGGCTTCGCCCTCGCCTCCGATGCCCCAGGAGAAGTCCTGCGGGATCTCCATGGGGCCGCCGCACCAGATCCCGCCGTCCCGTACGACGACGAGCCGGTTGCCGGGCTGCAACTGGGCCATGATGTACGGGTGGGCGACGAGATCCACGCTGCCGCTGGCGGGCTCGTTGAAGCGGAGCGTCGCATCGAGCGACAGCCAGTCGGCGAGCGGATCACCCTGCACGGTGAGGTTGTCATCGGTGACGAGGAGCTGGATCGCCAACACCCACCCCCTCGGTCACGCGGTCTCGTACCGCGGGTTGAACATCAGGTCGACGGCCGAGCCGGCACCGGCGCCGTCGAGTTGGAAGGTCACCGGGTTGTCCCCCGGATCCAGGCCCCACAGTGTGGCGTCCGGCCAGTTCAGCGCCCCGACCCAGTTGTCGCCGTTCTGGTAGCGCACCTGCGGCGGGTCGGTGCGGACGGTGACCTGTTGGCCGGCCAGCAGGTTGCCGTGTCCGATCGACGGGTCGTTGGGGTCCAGTACGAAGGAGGCGCCTGTGTCGGTCCTTGTGAAGGTCACCAGGCTCGCCGGGCCGGTGATCGTCCAGGTCGGCCACACGACCACATCGCCAGGGTTGGTCACCACCGTGGCGCCGAGGACCTGCGAGGAGGACACCGACGGATACGGCTGGAGGAAGTCCTCCCCGGCTCCCTGCTCGCGGTGCACGACGATCGGCTCCGGGTCCACCCAGTACGGATCCTCACACCACAGCGAGAGGACCGCACTGTCGAAGATCCGGCCGAACCCGTGGCTGCCGCGCCCTTCCCAGCCTTCCTGGTAGATCACCTCGATGTGGCGGCGCGTGCCGTCCGGGCGGGCGATCTCCAGCACGCCCGGCCCGTCCCGCAGCGTGCGGGTAAACGCGGTCGCCAACTGCCGCCAGCGCTGCACGAACGCCATGTGATCGGAGCCGCTCACCCACAGCGGCCACACGATGGTCCGAGGCTGCGCCTGCGCATGCCGCAGCCGCGCGCCCCCGCGCGGGTGCGCGTCCGTGGTGAGCTCGTACGGCGCCGCTCCCAGCCCGGACACGCCCTCGGCGAGGGTGTACCAGCCCAGCGAGCGACGCGTCAGCGGCCACACCCCGCCGGCCGGGTCGTAGTAGGTGACCGTTGCACGCCCAAGGTCGGGCAGCACGATCCCGCCGCCACCGCCGCCGGGTGGCTCGCCGGTGTCTGGCGGAGTGGTGACCGGGGCGGTAATCAGCGGCATCTACGGCCTCCCATCTACCGTGGTCTCCCCACCCGTGCGAGCGCGTCCTGGCGGCGCTGGAACGCCTCGAAGTCCTGCATCGTCATCGGCCGGGCCGTGAACGTGTAGGAGTTCTGGTAGTAGGTCCGCCGGTCGGTGACCGTCTGGCCCGATGCGGGGGCCACCCTCGGGGCCCCAACCATCGTGCTCAGGTCACCGGTCAGGCCTTGCAGCTGCTTGCGCAAGGCAGGAGTTTGCAGGTTGATGCCCTTCTGGAAACCCTCGATGAGCAGGCGACCGGCCGGTGTCAGCAGCCGCTTGTCGAGGCTCTCGGGACCCTTCCACGAGGTCAGTGAGCTGGTGAGGCCGCCGAGGGTCGACTTCACGCTGCCGAACATGCCCTTGATGCCGTCGATGAACCCTTGGATGAGGCTGCGGCCTGCCGAAGCCAGGACGCTGCCGAGGTTGCCGAGCGCGGATGCCGCCCGGCGGGGCAGGCCTTTGATCCAGTTGATGGCTTCCGTGAGTTTCCGCGTCGTGGCGGTGACCAGGGCGGCGCCCGCTGACGCGGCCCGGGACCGCAGATAGCTCGCGAGAGCAGACAGGACTTGGTAGGCGCGTCGGGGCAGGCCCTGAAGCCAGGCGAGCATCTCCAGCGCCTTGCGGATCGCGAGATCTCTCATCTGGCCGAACCAACCGGACACCCAGCCGGGGATCTGCCGCAGGAACCGGACGGCGCCCAGGATGCGGCCGACCGCGCCCGCGATCTTGGACATGACCCAGTCCCAGATCTTCCCGGTCCACCGCTTGACGGTGTCCCAGTTCGCGATGATCACCGCGACGAGGCCCACCACTGCGGCGATGACCCAGCCGATCGGGCCCATCGCGATCAGCCACTGCGCGGCCATCACCGCCGCCCATGCCACCGCCCGCGCGGCCATCAACGCGAACTGCGCGATGGTGGTGGCCGCGACGCGCAGCATGGACACCAGCCAGGTGGCCGTCATCCGGGCCGCGCTCGCCACCCACGCGGCTGCCGTACGGGCCGCCGAGGCTACAGCCACAGCGGCGATCCGGGCGCCCTGCGCGGTGGCAACGGCGGCCATCCGCAGCCACGACGCGACGACCGTTCCCGCTGCGGCGACGTGTCGGGCAGCGGCCGCGCCTGCGCCTGTGCCCGTCATGAACCAGGCGCGGACGCTCGCGATGGCCGCTTTGGTGGCGTTGATCGTCATGAAGGTGAAGGCGACGCCGAGGACGCCGGTGATGGTTGCGGCGACCGCCTTGACGGTGTCCTCGTTGTTCTTCAGCCACTTGCCGAACTGGATCAGGGCCGGGATGACCTGCCCGCCCATGAAGTCCACCAGGGTCTGCTGCGCGGTGTTCTTGAAGCGGGTGAGGTTCGCTCCCGCGTTGTCGCGGAGGCTGTCGCCCATCTTGTCGGCGGCGCCGCCGACCTGGCCGAGAGCGTTGGCCGCCGCAGAGGGGTCCAGCGCCAGGAGCGCCTTCTGCGTGTCCTCGCTCTTCGTGCCGAACAGTTCCAGCGCCACAGCGTTGCGGTCAGTCTCGTTCTTCATGCCGCGCAGGCCGTCGAACACCTTGTCAAGCGCACTCCGGGCCTGCGGACCACCCTCGACGAACGCCTTCTGCATCTCCTTGCCGCTGAGGCCGATCTTCTTGAAAGCCTCGTCGACTTCCTCGCCGCCGCCCTGAGTGATGAGGACGAACTCCTTCAACGAGTCGGCAATCACGTCGGTGTCCCGGGCGCCAGCCTTCATCCCTTGAGACAGCAGGCCCGTTGCCTGGGTGACGTCGATACCCATCTGCCGGAAGATCGTCGAGTACTCGTTGAAGGTGTCGGCGATGTCGTCCGCGCGCGGCCCCATCTGCTGCAGGCCCGCGGTGAGCGCGTCGACCGCCTGGACACCGTCCTTGGCCAGTCCGGTCTTCAGGATCTGCCCCACCGCGTTCGCGGTCTGCCCCAGGTCCAGTTCGAAGGTGCTGGCGAGGTCGGAGACGTTCGTCGCGATCTGCTTGAGCTGCGTGTTCGTCGCATCCGGCGGGGCGATACCCGCCCGCATCACCGCCGAGATCGCATCAGCGGCGGACTGGAAGTCGGCGGTAACCGCGTCCGCGTACAGCTCGCCCGCGAGCTTGCCGTACCGCTGCGCCTCCGCAGGCGTCGCCCCCAATTGGGCGCCGAGACGGCCCGTGATCTGGGACTGCTCCAGCGCCTGACCAAAGGCATCCATCATCACCGCGCCAGCCGCCAACCCCGCGGCCGCAGCAGCTACCTTCAGCCCGGCCAGTCGCGACTCGGTCTGCTCTACCGCGTCGTCCGCGCCATCCGCCGCGGCGTCGCTCAGGCCATCGCCAAGGGCGTCCCCGGCGCGGCGGCCGGCGGCGACGAACTGCCCGCGCGCGTTGCGCAGCCGGCCGTCCGCGCCACGGACGATGCCGTCGCCGAGTTGCTGCCCGGCCTGCTGTCCCGCACGGTCGGCTTCGTCTCCCATGCGCTGCCCGGATGCACGCAGGGCGTTCTCGGCGCGCCGCAGGGCGGGGTTCACTGCCCGGTCATCGATGGTGATGATGCCGGTGAGTTCGCCTACGGTCAGCGCCACGAAGGCTCACCTCCTGGGAGTGCGGGGGGACTTCTTCGGAGGTGGCTCGAAGTGCCGGGCCAGGCGGGACTCGGCGGAGAGCAGGCCGATGACGCGGGTCTGGAGCCAGCGCCACGACCGCTCGCGGAGGATGCCGGACTCCACGTCGATGCCGTACACCTGGTGCAAGTCGGCTTCGATCAGCGGCCACTGCTCCAGCAGCCGCTCCCACGTCAGGTTCGACGGCCCCCTCGACCGCGCTTGCCGCGGCGTGGGGAGCCCGCCTTCGTACCACTCGTAGAGGCCGGTGACGGGGTCGTATTCGCCGCGGCCGACGCCGAGGTAGCGTGCTTCGCCTGCGCTCTCCGGGCCTCCCGGTTCGCTGCTTTTCCCGGCTGCTGGCCCGTCCTCCAGAACTCCGCCGCGGTGTCCTTGTCGGTGGTCACCCAGAACATGGCGGTCAGGGCCACGTGCTTGAACTGAGCCCACTTCACGCCGTCCGCCAGCAGCTGGTCGTAGGCGTCGCCGAGGCACAGGCGGTAGAGGTCGAGCTCGTCCTTGTCGTCGAGGACCGGGGTGTCCGGGGCCTTTCCGCCGGCGGCGAGCCGGGCCGCCAGCGACGTGATCCGCTCGATCTTGATTCCGTCCTCGGCGGCCGGGTCCTCGATCCGGTACACGCGGGTCTGACCGTCCCGGCCGCGCACGGGCAGTTCCAGGTAGTCGTCGAGGAAGCCGTCGAGCGCCTCGAACGGGTTGCCGCCCGGCATCAGGGCGCCAGCGGGTTCGTGATCGGCGTCAGAGGACCGTCGCCCGTGAACGTGACTTCCGTCTCGCCGAGCGCGGTGTACTCGCCGCCAGCAGGCGCCCACGTGGGGATGGCCTTGCCCTCGTAGGCCTCGGGGAGGCCGTTGCGGTTCATGTACCGCAGGTGGACCTTGTTCGCGGCGCCGTAGGCAAACGAGGCGAGCCTGATCGCCTCGTGTACCGGGTTGTACACCTTGACGTCCTTGTTGGCCTTACGGCGGATCGTCATCGAGATTTCCCAGGCCTGGGCTGTCTTCTCGTTGCCCGCCCAGCCGTCGCTGTCGTAGTCGCTGCTGTCCTCGATGTTCGGCTCGTACGACGGCTGGAACTCGCGGATGCCGGGGCACAGCTGCCAGTCCGGTACTTCCTTGGTGCCCATGTTGATCTCAAGCCGCCACTCGCGTGCGAGCTCGTTCTCTTCCGTGGGGGTCGACATGCAGTCCTCCTAGTCGATCAGGTGGGGTGCTCCGGCCCTCACGGTCCGGAAGTAGTAGTTCGCGACCAGCTCCATGCGGCCGTCGGTGTCTAGGCCGATCCAGGCCTGCGAGTTGCGCCAGGAGATCTCGACGCGGACGCCATGCGCGTCGTACGAACGCCGGTTGTGCAGGACGGTGAACACGCCGTTGGCGAGCTGGATCACGTCGAGCGGGTTCGTGCCCGCGCGCATGCGCGCCTGGATGCCGGTCACCGTGTCGGTGGAGTCATCGTCCGCGACCGGGTACGGGGTCAGGCCGATCGCCCGGTCCGGTCCGTCCGGGACCTTGCCGAGGACGATGCCTGTGGCTCCGGCGGGCAGAACCTCGTCCGGGGCGTAGAGGCCGATGCCCTCGGCCGCCAGCAGCTCGGCGACACCCACCAGCAGGTCGGCGTCGTGGGTCTCTGCGCTCACCGCATCGCCCGCCTCATCTCGGCCGCGATGATCGCGGCCACCTCGGCGCGAGAGGCATTCAGCGTGTTCTCCAGGAACTTCGCTGTACGGCCGGGCGCGTGCCGGTAGTCCAGCCGCTCATGCTGGACCACGGCGTAGACGGTGTCGTACGACACCATCCCGGTCAGCGACGGCGGGTCCACGCTCGCCGTGCCGGAGCGCTGCAGCTCCGACTCATCAAGCGGCACAACCTCGTTGCTCCCGGCCAGCACGTACTCCGCGGCGAGGTACAGACCGCGCGCGGCCCCTGCACGCATCTGCCGCGCCGCCGCGGCTCCGTTGAAGCGGAGGCGGAAGTTCTGCGCCACGGCGACCCCTCCCTATTCCAGTTGGAACTCCACGTGGTTTGGGGTGCCGAGCCGCCCGCCGTCGCGGTTCTTCGTCTGGATCACCTTCGTGACCCGGCCGGACGGCAGCGTGACCCGCGACAGTGGGGGCGCCGCAGCCTCCTCCGGACCGGCGTACGCGGTCGATGTGGAGGTGACCTGCTCGCCGCCCGGGTTGCGGACGGCGCGGGTCTGCTCGTCGAGCAGGCAGCGAACCGTGCGCGCGGGCGCGTACTTCGGGCCCGTGCTGGTGTCGCCGAGGTAGTCCTCGACGGTGACCGTGTGGATCAAGAATCGGCGCGGGATGCTGGCCATCAGCAGCCCGTCACGATCATCATGCGGAACTTGTCCGCAGGCAGGCCCACGAGCGCCCGCACCAGCTTCGGCGCGTAGTACGACGGCCCCGACCGGTTGTCGCCCGCGCCGTACTGGAGGTTGACCGAGCCGATCGTGACACCCTGGAGCGGCCCGGAGATGTCGGTCTCCTCGCCGACCTCTTCCCAGAACTCGACCTGCGCGCACACCGCGTCGGCGAACGCTTCGGCAACTTCCGGATCGGTGGGCATGCCGTCGACGTCGACGTCGTACACCGCCGCCTTCAAGAAGTCCGAGTCCAGCAGCCGCGAGGCCCTCCACAGCAGCTTCGCCGCGTTCAGGGGCGGCGCTTCCTGCAGGAAGTTCGCGAGCTGCGTTGTCGTCGCGTACACGCGGCCCGTCAGGCCGTCCCCCGGCGTCGGTGCTACAGCGACCTGCTCATTGGTCACGCCCGCGCCGGTGCCGGTGACGGTCCACTTCAGCAGCCACACCCCAGCCGCCGTGTACGTGACCTGAGCCGTCCACGTGTGGCCGCCGTCGGCCGTGCTGGTCGCCGGGCTGCTGGTGGTCCCGTCCGGTGCCCGTACCGTCAGCGTCGCTGCGGTGGTTCCGTCGTACGGGTCGACGACGAGCGTGACGGTGGCAGCGTCTCCCGCATCGGGCATGGGGCAGCCTCCCCTCGTCGGCAGTTGCTGGACATGCAGCGAGGGAGACCACCGCGGTCTCCCTCATGTGTGCTGCCGGGGGTGGCCTACGCGGAAGCGCCGACGATGAGGATGTCGTAGTCGACGTCCGTGCCGCCGCCGGAGTTGGCGACCTGGAGCAGGTCCCCGGTGCCGGCGGTGACCGCGTACGCGGTGCCGTCGGCCTCCCCCGCGAACGCGGCGAAGGCGGCGCCCGGCGGCAGGGTGATCGTCCCGGTGGCGTTGAGGAGGGTCGCCCACGGGTTAGTCGCGTCCGCGCCGACCACGACGTTGTTCGCGTTGTCCGCCGACGCGGCGATGAACAGGCCCTTCACGCGGACGAAGGTGACCGTTGCGCCGAACGCATCGAGGAGCGCCCCCGCAAGGTCGAGGTCCTCCGCCCCGGATGCGGCGATCGTGCGCCGGTCGGACCACACCAGGTCCGCGTTGCCGGCGCCCGTACCGGAGCCGAGCGTCACCGAGCGCTGGAGCCGGAAAGGCGCCTTCGCGGAACCGAGGTCCAGGGCATTGCTCTGCTCGGCGAACGCGGCGAGCGCCAGCGTGCTGTTGAGCGTCATCAGCTCTCACTCCCGTACTGCTCGATGAGCTGCTCCTTGGTGAGGCCGTCGATCGCGGCCTCCTCGTCGGAGTCCTGCGCGCGCGTGCGCGCGTAGGCCACCCAGTCGGCCTTCGGAGCGGAGCGGGCCGGGCGCTCCCCAACGCCCGGCCCGCTGCCGTCTCCTCCACCGCCCCCGGTGGTCTCCTCCGGCTCCGGTGCCGGCTGCTCGACCAGCTCCCAGTTCGGGAGCATGTCGAGCCGCGCCGACCGGTACTCGTACCGGACGACGTCGCCCGTGTTGCTGTTGCGGTAGACGAACATGCGCTACGCCTCCGGTCAGCTCAGGTCGTAGACGTCGGCGTCGATCGCGATGTCCGCCTGGATGATGACCGTGGTGGCGTCGCCGCTGGCGACCTCCAGCTGCAGGACGTCACCGGCGGCCATGTCCCCGGCGCTGCCGGTCGGCGCTGCGGAGGTGAACGTGTCGTTTCCCGCGGTGAGGTCGGCGGCGAGGACGTCAACGCCGTCGACCTTGGCGTTCACGGCTGCCGCGGCGCCCCCGTTGCGGAAGCCGTGAACCTTGACGACCTTGCAGGCGACGGGGGCGCGCCAGACGGTGTGTGTGGCGGCGGCGACCGGGGCGCCGGTCAGCCGGATGGACTGGGTGGTGATGCGGCGCTGGTACGCCATGAGGTTCTCCTGCCAGGAGTGAGATGGTCTTGGGAGGACGGGCCGCCGCGCCGCACAGGATGGGGCGTGGCGGCGGCCGCGGTTTACGGAACGTCGGCGCCCTTGATCAGGCAGGCCCGGTTGGCGTCCAGCGTCTTCACGCCGTACAGGCAGTCCACCGACACGACGTCCTGCTTCTTGTCCATGTCGTAGCCGTAGATCACGCGCAGGCCGAAGCCCTTGTAGTTCGCGATCGCCGCGTTCGGGTTGCCCCGGGGGAGCTGGAGCGGCCGGAAGGCGAGGGCGAACGCGGTGCGGTGGAAGGCGACGCCGACCTCGGTGGTGGAGTTCCCGCTCGTCTGGGCGGGCTTGGCGATGTTCTGCGTCATGTACGGGTCGAAACCGAACGTGCGCCGGCCGAGGTTGGCCTCGGTGAGGCCCTCGGTGTTGCCGCGCTTGTCGGCCTCGTGGAACAGCGGGTCGGCCAGCCACTTCGACGCGATGGTTGGGCCGACGGCGACGCGCCGCTCCGTCATCGGGACCTTGGCCGTGTCCAGGACGCGTCCGGCCTCGATGAGGGAGCGGGGGTTGTCCCACTCGTACTCGTTGTCCCCGGCGACGACGCCGACTTCCTGCGTGATGTCGTTGCGCAGGGTGAGCAGGTCGCGGTCGATCTTCTGGGAGATCGCTTCCATGGCCGGGGTGAGGAGCTGCTCGTCGAAGTCCTCGATCTTCAGCGTGAGGTCCTCGGCCGTCACCGCGAAGGAGACGTCGGCGAAGTGGTTGAGCGTGAGCGGGATGCCGGTCTCGACCGCGTCCTGGACGGTGATGCCCTGGCTGCGGTCGTACTCCTGGGCCGTGAACACGGCGGGCTTGCGGATGGTGATGGTGTCGCCGACGCGGCGGGCGAACTCCGCCTCGTAGTCGCGGTGCACGAGGTTCGCCATGACGGTCGTCTCGTACAGGTTCGCCAGCGCCTGCTGGGCGATGACGTCGGGGGTGAGCAGCGTGTTGGCCATGGGGCCTTACCTCATTTCTATCCAGCGCGGCGCTTACGGCGCTCGGCGCGGATTTCGTCGATGGTCTTGGGACCGGATCGGCCGCTGTCTCCAGTCCCGCCGGAGAAGTCGCCGGATGACCGCGCGGGCGCCTGGCCTGCGGCCTTGAGCTTGGGGTTGTCCTCGACCGCCTTCTTGATGGCGGCCTGCACTGCCTTCGCGAATCCCTCGTCGGACGGGTCGAGGTCCTTGATGGACCGCAGGAACGCGCGGGAGTCGGTGAGGGCGTCGGGGTCGGCGCCGTACTTCGACGCGCCCCGGTACACCGCCAGCTCGACCGCGGTCTCGCGGTGCGCTGCGGTCGCCCTCTCGATCTGCGCGGTGAGCGCGGCCGGGTCCGGCGGGGCGTCCTTGTCGTCCTTGATCAGCCCGAGGGCTTTGCCGAGTTCCTGCACGATCTCCGTGCGGGCCTCGTCAGCGGCGGCCTTCTTCGCGGACGTGCGGGCCTTCGCGGCCTCGCCGTTCGCGGCCTTCAGCTCCTTCTGGAGCCGGGCGATGGTCGCGGCCGGGTCCTCGCCGTCGTCCTTTTTCGCGGGCGGCTTGGGCTTCGGCTTGTCGTCCTTGGCCCCGTCGTCGTCTCCGGTGTCGTCGTCGCCGGTCCCGCCGGCGCCGTCGTCGTCCCCGGAGTCGCCTGTGCCGCCGTCGCCGTCACCGTCGCCGCTGTCGGATCCGGAGTCGCCTCCGTCCCCGCCGTCGGCGTACAGGTACGGGTCGAAAGGGCCCGTGGGGTACGGGTGTGCCCAGCCAGTGCCGCCGAATTCGTTGAGGCTGTGGCGGGGAAGGGTTCGCTTACGCATGCGTGCACTCCTGGTGCGCGTAGGGAGGCCCGCGCCTGGCGGACCGAGTTTCGTACAACTGCCCGCGCCTGGCGGGAAGATCCTTTAACGTGCCGCCATGTCAGTTAATGTGAAGTTCAATGGCGACAGGGCCGACGAAGACGGCCGGTACGAAGATGGCGAGGGGCGCGAGTACCGCTACTCCGTCGCCGACAACGGAACGCTTCTCATCTGGGAGAAGGAGACGGGTGGCCACATCGATAGGAAGGCGGAGCCGATCGTGACCTTCGGACCCGCCGCCTGGTTCAGTGTCACGGGCGACGCCAAGAGCACCAAGGACAATCCGCCAGCGAGGGTCCGCGGCCTCTAACGCGCGGTCGTGAGCTGCTCGCGGTGCGACTTGCGCGGCAGGCCCGTCTCCGCGACCAGCTCACGCACCCGCGCCTGATACGCGCGCACCCGCGCCCGCGCAGCCGTGCGCCTGGCGTCGTCCATGGCCGCGGCCTCCATCCGCTTCCACTTGCGGATCTGCCGCTCGAAGTACCGCTGCCGCTGCGTGTCCTCGTACGTGCCGCGCGACGCCTGCGCGGCCGGGATGCGGGAGACGCCGGGCAGGTACGCGGACACGTCGTGGCGGCAGTTCGGATGTAGCAGGCCCTTACCGCGGGCCTCAGACAGCGACCCGGCCACCTTCACCGTGACCATCTCGCCGTCCTCGGTGGCGTGCTGCACCTGCACCTCACGGGCTCCCGGGGCGCCGTCACGGGCCAGGATCTTGCGCTCCCACGGGCGGCACAGCGGGCACTCCTCCGGCGCCTGCGACACGATCACCAGCTCCACCCCTGCGGCGCCGAGCCGCTCCGTGTGCGCCTCGATCGCGGCTCGGCCGAGCACGCTGCGGGTGGCCATCTCGACGTACGACCGCATGTCCCAGGCCCGGCCCGAACGGTCGACGAAGCCGGTAATCCCGCGGTTCGCGAAGGCGTCCAGCGCCGACTGTGCGGCCTGCCGTCGTGTTTGCGCGCCGAGGGCTGGTGCGGCGGCTGCGCGGGCGATGACGTCGCGGTAGGCGTCCACCGTGGTGCGCAGGATCCGCAGGTGCACGGGCCGGGTGTCGTTGACGAGGGCGGCGGCGAGCCGGTCGACGGCCTGGGTGCCGGGTGGGATTGCCGCCACGGTGGGCGCGAGCGCGCCGAGTTCGGCCACGGCTGCCTGCGCGCCGCGCTCGTAGGCTTCCGCCACGGCCTGATGGACCGCGCCCGCGGCGTCGGTTTGAAGCGCGGCGATCACCTGCTCGATCGCGGACTGGAGGTGGCCGACGGCGGCGAGCTTCAGTTCCACCCACGCCGGGCTGTCGAGGCCTTGGGCCAGGGCCCGGCGGATGCGTTCGATCAGCGTGCCCTCCGCGGCCTCGTACAGGTCGGCGACCGCCGTGGCGAGGTCTTCGGCCATGGCCGGGGAGACGGGCATGGCCGACCACCTCGCTTACGGGAGTGCGCCGCTCTGCATCGGGTCTGGCACGGCCATGCCCTGCTCCTGCTGGATCCGCTCCACTTCCGCGGCCACCATCGTGTCGTCCCACTCTGGATGAGCCATCCGAACCAGCGTGTCCGTCGATGCCGCCTGCGCCCGCCGCAGCACATCCGCCGTGTTCGCCAGCGACAGCGGGTCCTCCTGCACGCTGTCCTCGAACTCGATGGTGGGCCGCTGCGGCGTGATGCCCCCACCGAACACGTTGCGGTCCACGGCGAGGAGCGCCTCGATGGCGTGAGCGAGCGCCGGCCGCCAGCGCAGGATCTTCTTCCCGCGCGTCGTCATCGACCTGCGCTCCTTCGCCACGACTTCCGTCGCCGTTACCGCGACCTCTCCGCCGATGCCGAAGGTCATCGCCGAGTAGCCGGCCGAGCGGAGGATCTGGTTGACGAGGTCCTCGGCGGTGTCGCGGTGCTCGGCAACGCGGATGGCGAACTGGGCGACGGTGAGCTGCTTGCCGGAGTCCGGGCCGGTCAGCATGTCGATCCCGGCGAATGCCTCTTGGTCGGGGTTCCAGGTTGCGCCCTGGCCGGGGCCGAGGTTCTGGAGGTAGGCGTTGGGCACGATGATGCGGCCCTTGCCGATGCGGATGTCCCGCATCCACGAGCTGTATGTCTCGTCGAGCTGGTCCATCAGGCCTTCGATGCCGTCCAGGTCCGAGCGGCCGAGGTCCTTGAGCGCTGGGTCCTTACGCCAGCGCCTGCTGGACTGGTTGGGGATGTGCGCGACGTCCAGGCCGTCGTAGCCGGTCTCGATCGCGCCGAGGTCGTTCACGGCAGAGGCGAAGCCCTGCGTGGCCTCGGAGTCTTCCAACGGCACGGGTCGGCCGAGCCGGTCCTTCGTGCCCTGGTACAGGCCGTGCAGGATGACGCCGCGCTCGTGCCGCTCCAGGTGCCTCCAGACGTGGCCGTCTTCCGTGCGGACGACCTTCCAGAAGGTGACCGCGGACAGGCGGCTCCACCGGAACTCCGGCCACGCTCCGTCGGCATGGACCGCGTCCAGCCACGGCCGGTCTGAGAGGTCCTGGTCGTACACCGGGCGCAGGTACACGCCGCCGAGTGCTGCGCCGACCTCGGCCGCGGTCTGGAGGGTGGCGAGCATGCCATCATCGGCCAGTTCGTCGAGCCGGGTCTGTGTCGCCTCGTCGGCGACGGTGAACCTTGGCGGCTCGGAGAACAGCAGGTCGGCTGAGCCGCTGCACAGGTCTCCAGCGATCGGCACGTGGACCTTGGTGCGGCGTTCGCCGGGTGCGGTGGGGGTGCCCCACCACCAGCGGGCGAGGCGGCCGAGCATGCCGCTGGAGTACTGGAGCCGCTTGGGGTCTGGGCCGACGCCGCTGGTGCCGCCGTAGAGGGCTTCGAGGCGGTCGGGGTCTCCGGCCCACCAGGTGTCCCAGGTGTGCATGGCGTCAAGAGCGGGCTTGAGGTGGCGTGGGGGCCAGGGCATGTCACCCGTGGGCAGCGGCATCCGGGACCCCCTCTCCATCACTCGGGTTCTCGATCTCGTCAGCGGCCGCGCGCAGCATCGCCGCCAACTCTGGGCGCCCGTACTGGAGTGCGCCGACACCGTCCACGAGGTCCACGGTGAAGTCGCCGAGGTGAAACTCCTCCGTGTCGCCGACCCGCATGAACACCGGCAGCGTGACGCTCGTCTGCGCCATCAGGCAGCCACCTCCAGAGCACTGCGAACGAGAGGCCGCCACAGCGCCTCAGTGGTGGTTACGGCGTACCGGCCTCCGTCAAGGCTGTGGTCCGCCACCTTGATCGGCTTGTCCTCGCCCTTCTCCGTCGCCGCCGGATCCCAGCTGTAGCCCGGAGCCTCACGGATGAAGCCCGCGCAGCGGTCCGACACCACCAGCTGGCCCTCAGTGAGCAGCGTCGCCATCAAGCCGATGCCGCGCGAAACGTCGTTGTCCGCCGGATGCGGCGTCACACCGTCCCGGTAGAGCTGCAACCGCAGCGACGCGGCCGACGGGTCGACCACCCACCACTCCGGTGTGTCCGGACCGCCCGCCGGCAGGTGCCTCTCGCGTGCCCAGTCCCGCAGGCCGGCCGACAACTGGCCGTCGGTGAGGCGCTGCTGGTCGTGCTTCGGGTCGTGCCGCCACTCGTCCACCAGGTACAGGCGCCGGTCGACGCCGACTCCCAGGAGCAGGCCCGCGGTGGCGTTGGTCGTGCCGTAGTCGACACCGAGCGCCAGAAGCCGCCGCATCGCGGGGAGCTGCGCCCACGCGATGACGTGCCGGGCCGGGTCCCACATGTCGAACACGGCGCCTTCGGCGGCGACCCACTCGCCGAGAATGAACCGCCTGTACCAGAGCCCGGTGTAGGTGCGCCGGTAGCGCTCCTTCACCGTCTCGGACAGGACGGGGTTGTCGTCGAGCTGGAAGTGCCACACCCGCCAGTCCGGCAACCGGTCGAGCCGGTCGAGGAACCGCGTGCGCACCCAGTGGGCTGGAGAGTCGGGGTTCGTCGTGGCGAAGATCTGCGCGCCCTCGACCGAGCAGCGGCCCATCAGCTGCTGGAAGAAGTCCTCCGAGATGACGGTGAGTTCGTCCACGTACGCGCCCGCGCACGTGAGACCGCGCAGCACCTTCTCCGCCTTGGCGTCGGAGGCGCCGAGGACGTGGATCGTCCGGCCGAGAATCGTGGCCGTGGACGCGCCGTTGGTGTACTTCGTGAAGCGCGCCATCGGGCCCATGAGTCCCGGGTCCATGAGCGGTCCGAACACGTTGCGGTTCAGCGAGTCGCGGGTGCGGCCGACGACGACCAGTTCCCCGCCGCGCGGGGCCGTCGCCACGTACATCAGCCACCGCAGCAGCGACGAGGCGGTCTTGCCCGACCTGATCGAGCCCTCGGAGAGGTTGACGAAGGCCGTCGAGTTGACGACGTAGTCGAGCTGCTTCAGCGACAGAGGAACGGGGAGATCACGAAGCATCGTCCCCCTCGTCTCCGCGGCCTGCCTGCTGCTCGTTCCATACCTGCTGCAGGCCCGTCATCATCTTGCCGAGCATCGAGCGGGCGTCTTCCTCGCCGGTCTCGGTCTCCGGCGGCACGAGCCTCAGGCTCTTCTCGATGGCGATGCCTGCGGCCGCCATCAGGTTCTTCTTGTCCAGGGCCGGGGGCTGTTCGACGGGCTTCTCGCGGTAGATGTTGTCCTTGCCGCCGAAGGAGAAGACCTTGCCTGGCTGCCAGAGCTGTTCGGTGAGTTGCAGTGCGTCGTCGGTGAGGGCCTCGGCGAGGATGGCGCGTTTCTCTGCGAGGTCCGCGATGCGTGCCTTGGTTGCTGCCTCGGTGGCGGTGCGGTCGAAGGTGAGATTCATCTTCGCGGCCTGCACGCTGATCGTGCGGAGTGAGCGGCCGATGAGGCGGGAGATTTCATTCCGGCCCTTGCCCTCGGCGTGGAGGCGGCGGATCGCGGCGCGTTCTTCGTCGGTGACCCCGTTGGTGTGCTGGTTGGCCACGGTCACCTCCCAGCGGGCACGCGAAAGGCCCGACCGCTTGGATGTGCGGCCGGGCCTGTCGAAGTCAAGGTGTCCGGTGCCCGGTGTTGATGTTTCCGGGCATGCCAGATCTGCGGCCCATAGTGAGGGATGATCGCCGAGAATGCAACTACAGCCGTAGTGACCGTGCGGGCGGCGTCACTTCACCGCCCACTGCCCCGTCTCGTCGGAGAACCCCGAGTTCATCGCGAACTGCACGGTCACGATCTTCGAATCCTTCGGCACCTCGAACACAATCCACCCCAACGCCTTCTCACCCTTCGGCAAACTCACGTCCGACGACATCGCCGGGCCCGCCGAGATCTCCCCGAACCAGGAGCTGAACCGCTGCCCCTGCCCGTCAGCGACCTGCACCCCGTTGGACGGGCTGTCCGCGTACACCTTGCTGCCCGTGTTGACCAGCTCGAACTGCGCGGCCGCCCAACGCTTCCCGTCCGAGGGGACGTTGAACTCGTCGGCGCCCTCCGCGGTGGGGAGCCACTTCTTCAGGGTGACGTCGAGCTGCTCGCCGTCCTCGAAGCCGTGGAGGGTCAGGGTGTCGCCGATGGCCGCGGTCTTCTTCTTCGACTCGGCGTTGCTGCCGTCGGCGTCGGCCTCCTTGTTGGTGCCAGCGGCCGTGGAATTGCCCTTCTTCGGGGTGGTGTTGACGGTCTCCTCGACGGTGCAGGCGGTGAGTGCGAGCAGGCCGGCGGCGGCGAGCGCGGCAATGGTGGCGTGCGTGCGGCGCACGATTCCCCCTTGTTTGTTGTGATGTGCGTGAGGGGGGAGACGGTATTCGATGTGAGCAGCGTGTGAGGGGTGTAGTGCGGATCTGTTACCGGTCTGTGTGGGGCTAGTGAAATGGCTGGGCCCCGCCGCGACGGGGGAGTGCGCGGCGGGGCCGTCTGGATTTGCCGGGCGCTACCCGGCGCGAGCCACCAGTGTGGCAGGCGGTCAGTCGTTGCTGATCGGGATCTCGACTAGCTTGATTTTTCCGCTCGTTGACAGTTCAGCTCGGACGTGTCGCTCGCCGGGTACGCCTGCCTTGCGTGCGTCCTCGACGAACGCCGCGAGTTCGTCGAGCGTCAAGTCCTTGGCGGCCCCGGTAGCCCGGATGTGGGTTGGCATGGGGCCAGGATGACGCACCCGGGCCCCGCCCGGTAGGTGCTCCGGCGGGACCCGACGTGCGCGGCAGGAAGGCCCGTCAGAGGCAAGGGAAGTGCGACGGCGGGTAGTGGCCGGCGCAGTTGGCGCAGTAGTTCAGCGGCGGCTGCTCGTAGCCGAGCGTGGCGAGGAGGCGTCGGATCATCGCGTGTTCACCTCCCCTTGCGCACGCGGTGGCGGCGGACGTTGTCGTTGGGGTCGTAGACGGCCTCGTCAGACCGAATGCGTCGTACACGCGACCCCTCTCGCGGCTGGGGAGGCTCGGCGTTGTCGCTGTTGTCGTTGTCGTCTGACCTGCAACAACAACCGTCGCCGCAGGGGTCGGCGGCAGGAGAGGGGGCGGCCGGGATGTCCTTCACGTGAACGCCGGGCCCATTCCCGCGTGAGGTGCGCACGGCCTTCCACGTGATGCCGGCCTCGTCGAGCAGCTGCTTCACGGCCTTGGTGTCGGGCAGCTTCAGGTCGTCGCGCAGGTGGGTGAGGAGGACGCCGTTGTCGTCGCCGACGAGGCGGCGCAGGGCCTCGCCGACGTCCGGCGCCGACTCCTCCTCGGGCTGCTCCTCGCCACCGTCGCGGCGGCCGCCGAGCCACGCGCGACCCTTCTGCCAGACGATGGTGACCAGGATCCCGGCGACGAAGTAGGCGACGTACGGGGCCACGCTCACAGTGACCTTGAGGACCAGGACCAGGACGCCGACAAGAACCACGACGACGCATCCGCCGGCGAGGCGGCTGGGCTCCTGCGGCCCGGCCTCTCCCCCGGTCGTCTCCTCAGCTGTCGCCTCGGTGCTCATGCGATCGCCCCGTACAGGGTGCCGCCAGCCCAGTTCACGGCCTGCGCAAGCGGCACGGCGGCCAGGCCTGCGACGCCTGCGCTGGTGCCAAGGGTGAGGCCGCACCACATGCCCCAGAACAGGTCATCGCGGCGCGCGCTGACCTTGAGGGCTGCGAGCGTGGCGGCGGTCAGGATGAGCGTCACGCCCGCACCGGCCTGCGTGAGCGGCAGGTACGCGGCGCCTGACGCACGGGTACCTCCCTGCCCGCCGACGCCCCACACCAGGGCGACATCGCCGAGCCAGGAAGAGATCCACAGCCAGGAGTCGAAGAGCCAGCCGACCAGGCCACCGATGCTGAGGACGGCGAGGACGCCGTAGCACCACGCGGCTACGAAGGGCCCGAGGCGGGCAAGCTGGCGGAGTGGGTCGGAGCGCAAGGTCTTGGCGCCGGGCCACCAGCGCACGAGCTGGTAGGCGAGGATGCAGAAGCCGACGGTGACGCCGCCGATGGTCACGAATTGCATGGGGTCCTCAGCGGAGGATGGCCACGCCGAGCGCGGCGAGAGTCAGGATGAAGGCGCACGTTCCGGTGATCGGGGGGACGTCGCGGGGTGAGATGACGGCGAGGCCGCATACCCCGCCGACCATCGCGAGAACGAACAGGGCGGGGAGCATCAGCCGGCCAGCTTCGCGAGGCGGATGTACCGCTGGACGGTCTCCGGCTTGGCCTTCGCGTCGGACCGGGTCTGGACGAACCGCAGGACGGCGTCCGGATCGGTGATGCCGGAGTCCAGTGCGGTCCGGACTGCGCCCTTCACGGTCATCGGCCCGGACATGGACGGTGAGGGCTCGTCGTCCGGATCGTCGTCCGCCTGTCCGGACTCGTCCGGATCGCTGTCCGGACCGGCGATCGCGGCACGCTCGGCGGCCACCAGGCCCTGCGCCCGCTGGAGCTGACGGCGCACCGGAATGAGCGCGAGGCTGGCTCCGGCCTCGGCGAGTTCGGCGTGGATCCATGCCCGTGTGCGTTCGTCGAGCGGCGGGGTCTGGTGGCGCAGTAGGACGGTCCACAGGCCCTTGGCGAGGCAGGAGACGACCGCCCCGACGATGCCGATGACGAGGTGTCCGGCGAGCCAGCCGTGTGTGGCGACGGCACCCATGGCGACGGCGAGGGCCGCGTGTCCGGCGCGGCGGGGCAGGGCCGCACGGTCGGCGTCGTACCGGGACAGCCATTCGACGGCCATGCAGGCGATCCACACCAGGTCAAACACGACGGCCGCGCCGTATGCGGCGGGTGCGACGACGACGAGAGCGAGGAGGTCACCGATCGAGGCGGTGGACCACACCACGGAGGCTGTGAGGACGATGGCTGCGATGGCGGTGACGCCGCTCAGGACGACGCGGTCCCAGTCGCGTGGGGGTGCGGGGGCGGGCACCTGGACGGGGACCATGCGGGTCTTGCCGTCGATGGTGTGGGGCACCAGCTCGGTGCGGGTGGTCTTCACGGTGCAGCTCCAGGAAGGTGGCCGGGCCCCGCTGGGGGGATGTGCGGGGCCCGGCCGGCTTGGTGGGTCAGAGCGTGTCGGCGATCTGGCGGAGCCTGGCCGCGTACTCGCCGCAGAGCTGCCCGTCGTACGGCGGCATCGCGGCCTCGGCCCGGGCGGCGGAGTCCTGGACGACGCACTTCGGGGGGATGGGGGTGAGGATCGCGTCGGTGGCGATGTCGTAGGCGGCGGTGATGCGTCGGCCGTCGGCGATGGTGTCGGGCTGCATGTCGAGGATGCGCGCGGTGACGGTGAGGACTTGCGCGGCGTACGACGGGGGGAGCGTGGGGCTGGGCCGCTCGGGGGGCTTCTGGGTACCGTTGGGCACGGTCGTTTCTCCTGTTCAGGCAGGGGAACGGCTGGCCCCGGTCGGGCTCTCACACACCGACCGGGGCCGTGTTGTTGGTGCAGTGCCAGACTGGCAGGAGCCTCTTTACAACGTCAAGAGGTTCGGGAAGGATGTTGCCGTGCCCAAGAGCCCTGACAGCGAGGGGGTTCCGCGCTTGATGACCGTCTCGGAGATCGCGGAGGAGCACGGGGTCAGCCGGCAATCGGTGCACTCGTACCGCCGGCGCGGCACCTTCCCGAAGCCCGTCGAGGGTGAGGGCAGCACCCGGCCCCGGTTCCGTGCGCATGAGGTGGCCGCGTGGTTCGCGGCGAACCCGCCGCGGCCGGGCAAGCGCACAGACCTCGCTACCCGAGACGAAGGAGCGTCAGTGGAGACGAGTGGAATCGCGGTCCCGCCCGGGGTGGCCCTGGAGGCGACGCGCGAGTTCGTGCAATGGCTGCGCGCCCAGCTCGACGAGGACGAGCGGATGGCGCAGACCGCATGCGAGTATGCGTCTCCCGAGTGGCGTACCAACGAAGGTATGACGGCCGTCTTGCTGTGGCCGCCAGAGCCGAACGTCGCCGAGATGGAGCGCCGTAAGGGGCTGCCGGTCGTCTCGGATGAGTGGCGCGGCGTGGACGTCGATTCTGCGGGCAACGCTGGCCTGACCCGGCACATGGCGGAGCACGATCCGGCACGGGTGCTGCGCGAGGTCGACAGCAAGAAACAGATTCTCGGTCTCTTCGCTGCGGCGGTTGAGGATCGCGTGGCCTTGCGCGCTCGGATGCGCAAGGTGGTCCACACGGACCCCGACGAGTTCGGCCAGATGCACCAGCAGGAAAGCAAGCTGATCGAGGCTGCAGAGTACTTGGCCCCGGTAGTGCGCCTACTTGCTTTGCCGTACGCGGACCGGCCCGGCTACCGCGAGTCCTGGCGGCCGTAGCCGCGCCACACCACAGCCCCCGTCTCGCAGGTCGAGGCGGGGGCTGACTCATGTCCGGCGAGTCGAGATCCGGTACTCGCCAGCCCAGAGCGGATCGGCGGCGGTCTCGTCCGCCCGCCCCTGGAGCCGGGATCGCGCGACCATCCAGGGTTCGACGGGTCCCCAGTGGCGGTCAATCTGCCGACGGGCACGCGCGATGGAGGGATACGGGCGGTGGGCCATGGCGGACAGGATGGCAGACGATCACTGGGCCCCTGGCCACTCCGTCAACACGGCGCGGGTCTCCTCGTCGGTGAGGGTGATGCGGGCGCCGGGCTTGCCCCAGTCGCCGACCCACGCAGTGAACTTCCGGCGGGCGGTCTCCTCGACGGCCCACCATCCGTGCTGCACCGGGCGGCCGGCTGACGTGAGGGTGAGGTGGTAGCGCTCGTCGGGGTTCATGCGAGTCGGATCCCTCTATGTCGGCCGGGCTCGCGCACGATGGCGCCTTTCGTTTCCAGTTCGCCCAGCTGGTAGTGCACGGAGGCCCGGGAGCGCAGGCCTGCCTGGTGGCCGATCTCTGCCACTGTGGGCGCTTCTCCTTGGTCGGCGATGTGCTCGCGGATGCAGCGGAGGATGCGCTCCTGGGTGGCGGTGAGGTGCTCGACCTTGTGGTTGGCCATGCCCTCAGTAGAAACCGTGTTCGAATTTTGGCGCAAACTGATCCTGTGACCGACCTGCCGCCCGACCTGCACCGGCTCCGCACCCTGGAGACGTGGCTACAGCTCAGCCTCGACGAGGTGCGGAAGGCGATCGCGGCGGCCGAGCAGCGGGAGCAGGAGCGACGCGTCGGCGAGGAGCGCCGGCCGCCGCCGCCGGACTGGCTGATCGAGCAGAGCCTCAGCCGTGAAGTGTCTCCTGTCTACGTGCACGTCGGCGGCTGCCACATGGCTGGCAAGCGGTCGAAGGGCGTGCCACGGGATGCCGCGCTGCGGGCGCTCACCGACGGCGTGGATGCCTGCCCGCACTGCCGGCCGGACACCGAGCTGGGGATCCTCGACTAGGCGGAGCGCTTCCTGCTTGACTTCTTGGGGGTGGTCTTCTTCGCCGTAGCCTTCTTGGCCGGTTGCTTCTTCGGGGTCGCCTTTTTCTTCGGTATCTCGTGCGCGTCGGCGTCCTCGCCGCGGGATGCCTTCGCTTGGGCCACGGATTCGTTGAGGGCGGCCATGAGGTCCATGACCTTGCCTGGGGCTGTCTCTGGCTCGGGCAGCTCTGGCGGCTCGCGGTCCTCCCGTTTGGCCTCGATGATCTGCTCAAGGGCCTCGGTGTACGTGTCGCGGAACTCGGGGTCGTCCAGGTCCTCGCGGGTCATGTTGTCCATGAGCGCGAGGGCGCCTTCGATCTCGTCGTCGGACACCTCGACCGGCTCAGGGAGCAGCTCGGATGGGTCGCGGATTTCGTCGGGCCAGCGCATCGCGTGCAGCACGATGACGTCGTCCCGGATCCGGAGCAGGCCGAGACGCTCGCGCCCCGACCACGCGTACTTGGCGACAGCCACCTTCGACGAGCGGCCCAGCGCCTGGACCAACAACTTGTACGGTTTCGCTGCGACGGGCTGTGCCGGGGCCAGGTAGTAGCCCTCGCCGATGCGGATGGGGTCGACGGAGTCCAGCGGCACGAACGCCACAATCTCGATCGCCTTCGCCGTCGGCAGCGGCAGCCGCTGCAGCTCCTCATCCGAGATCGGGATGACCTGCGTCTTGCTCAGCTCGTAGCCCTTGCCGATCTCGCCCTGGTCGACCTCGCGATCCTCCAGTTCGCAGTACTTCCGGTAGCGGACGCGGCCCATGTCCTCCAGGTGGTACTGGTGGAACCGGACGCTGTGGTCCTCGGTGGCCGACTGCACGTTGATCGGCACGGTGACCAGACCGAAGCTGATGGCGCCACTCCAGATGGTTCGGGGCATGGCAGACCTCCACGACAGCCCCGAGCATTGCCAGCCTACGAGCGGCTGCGCCATTCGGCACACGAGCCCCCGCCCGCCCCGCTACAGTGCCGCCCTCACCGCACACCCTGGGGGGACCGTGAAACTCGTCTGGACCCTGCTCACTCTGCTCTTCGCCGGGCTCGCCATCACCGGCGTCGTGACCGCGGCCGAACGTACCGACACGGCATCCGTGGTTGGCGACCTCGTCATCAGTGCCTTCCTCGGGCTCGGCGCGTGGGCCTGCTGGAGGCGAGTAGCGGCGGCGCGTGAACCGCGCCCCGACAGCCTCGACGGTCCGGACCGGCCTTGGGAGCGCTGAGAGTGGTGCGGTGGCGGTCCGGGCGGGGTGTGTAGTCCCGCGCCGTCCGGACACTGCATCGGCTTCCGGACCGCCACGCTCAGGATGCCACGGTCACGCGGCCGCCACGCCGCCCTCCGTCCAGATCCGCCCGCACCCCGTGCAATGCGCCACCGGCACCCGGCCCTCCCCACCATGCACATCGATCAGCCCACCGCACACGCACGGCTGCTCCAGCGTCCGGCGCTGCGCCGCGATGTCGAGGGCCCGCTCGACCCGGTCGGCGGCGCCGGCGGCGACGCGCCCGATGTACGCCTCCTCGCTGTCGGTGATGCGCCGGCACGGTCCGGGCGTGCGCTCGATGCGGGCGAGGAGCCAAAGCGCGGCGTGGGGTGCGGTGCGGCGGCCGGTGTACCGCCAGCGGCGCGGGTCGTTCTGGTCGGCGAGGGCCAGCTCGACCTTGCGCTGTCGGTCGGCTGCGGCGATGCGGGCTTCGCGGAGGGTGTGGTAGTCGGCTTTGCGGGCGGTCGGCATGGGGATGGGTGCGCGTTGTGCGGTGTGGGCGATGTCGTCGGCGCACTGGATGAGGGCGGCTTCGACGACGCGCATGGTGTCGAGGATGTGGAGGCGTACCGGGATGGGGCGTTGGCCGGGGGCGTTGGGGTCGGTGTCGGCGCGCTCGTCGGCTCGTGCCCAGGCGGCTTCGAGGAGGGCCCGCTCGTCGAGGGTGGCGAGGTATTGCTTCAGGCCTTGGCCGAAGCCGTGGACGATGGCGGGTTGTCCGGCGGCTTCGTGGAGGTCTGCCCAGTGGAGTGCGATGGTGCGGAGGTGGGTGGCGGCGGTGGTCATCGTGCGCTCCGTGTGCTTGGTGGGGCGGTACGGTGGTTCCGCCTGAGGGGCGTGCGCTGGTCTGGCCGGACGTGTGGCGCGCGCCCCTTCGTCGTGCTCAGGTGTTGCCGAGGTGCTCGTCGATCTGCTGCCGCACGAGGCCCTCGATGAGCGAGGACTCGACAGCGAGGTCGGTCAGCGCCTGGCTCCAGTCGGTGAAGTGGACGGCGCGGTCGTCGAGGTAGGCGACGGCAGGGAACTTCCGGTCGGTGACCAGCAGTAGGCCGCGAACGTTCCAGAACGGCTTGCGGCGGCCGTACCAGGTGCGCGGCAGACGGGTCGTGCACTCGATGCTGTAGCCGGAAGTGCGCTCGATCCAGCGGGCGACCTGCCGCGGGTTGCGGGTGGTGTGAACGAACACCGCGTAGTGGTCGATCAGGTGGTGAAGTGCGGTGAGGGCGCCGGGCTTGTAGTCGCCGTAGATGGTGCCGTCGGCCCAGCCGCGCTCGTAGGTGTGGATGACGCCGTCGAAGTCGATGGCGAGAGTGGCCGTCATCGGTTCCTCGCAATCTCGTCCATGAAGCGGGCCCGGGTGAGGTTGTGGCGGGCGTCGGCGAGGGCGTTGTGCACGCCGCCGATCTGGGCGGGGAGTTCGGGATTGCCGAGCCGCTCGCACTCCTGCCGCAGGTCGTTGGTCCACATCGGCACCCCCTCCGGCAGGTCGATCATCCGGCCGAACAGTTGCGCCAGGGCGACGTGGTCGTACGCGCCGTACCAGGCCCAGAGCTGCGGGTCGGGTGTGGCCTGGATGAACGCGGCGACGTCGGCGGCGATGCGCTTGTGTCGCTTCACGGCGGGGTCGAGGTAGTTGAACAGCCACGCCTTCGGCATGTGGTTGCGGAAGTCGCCGTGCGGCTGTGGGAGGTGGGGGACGACGTTCTCCATCAGCCAGGGGTGCTTGCGGATGCGGCGCCGGAGTTGCCAGCCGCGCCAGGTGCGGGCGGTGAGTCGGCGGCTGACGGCGTAGTACTCGCGGCCGTCCTCGGCGACGAGGCCGATGCTGATCAGTTCGATGGTCTGGCCGTCTTCGAGGAACTCGGTGTCGTAGAAGATCCGCATGTCGGGTGTCCTTCGCACTGGTTGGTGGGCAGGTCGAGCTGTTGGCCGTTGGGGCCGTGGTGCCGGTACCAGCCGGGCCGCCCCGGGATCGCGACGGGCGGCCATCCGGGGGCGGCGCGGACCGGGGTCACTGCTTCCTCCGTGCTGCGCGGGCGGCCGCGCGGCGGGTGGCTCGGTTCGGGCGGGGTGGCGGGTCCAACTCGCGCCAGCCGAAGGGGGACTCGTCGTCGTCGAGGTCGACGACGGTCTCGCCGAGGCTGACGAGTTCGGTGTTCCAGGTGGCGCCCGGGGCGGGCGTGTGCTCGCCCCGGGGTGCGGACGACGGGCCGGTCACCGCTTGTTCCGGTTGCGGTAGGCGTGGATGGCGAGCCACACGGCGGCGGCCAGGAAGGTGATGGGGCAGAGCGCGCCGAGGATGCGGGCGCCTTCGAGTGCGATGGTCATGCGGCTTCCTCGTAGTCGGGTCGGGTACGGCGGGCGATGCGTCGGGCGGCGAGTGGACGTCGGGCCCAGCTCGGCCGGCGGCAGGCTCGGCGGATCGCGCGCCAGAGGGTGCGTGCGGTCCACCAGGCGATCGCGATCACGGCGTGCAGGGCGAGCGCCGCGGCGAGCGACGTGAGGACGATCCAGGCGAGGAGGCCCCAGCCGAGGGTGATGAGCGTGTCGACGGCCTCAGCGATCACGTCTGCGCCCCGTCCTGCCGCGCCCCGGCGGCGGGGCGGATGTCGTCCGGCAACGTTGAGCACCACTGGCACTCCCAGTCGTGGCCGGGTGCCGACTTCTGGTCGTGGCAGGTGTGCCGCGCCTCGGTGTCGGGCTGCTGCTGCGCCTCGGCTCCGTGGAGTTCGGCAGCCCGTTCCCGGATGGCGTCCCACGGGGCGCTGGTGCCGAGGCCGAGCGCGAAGGACAGGGCGAGACGGTGCGCCTCGACCACGTCCGCGTCGGTCTCCTGCTGCTGCGCCTCGTCGGCCATGCGGCGCAGCTCGGAGACGGCGCGGTTGACGCCCTCGGCGGCCTTCTGGCCCATGTCGTCGTAGACGGCGGGGAACAGCGCGGTGTACAAGCGCTGCGCGGCCTCCAGCAGGACGGCGGCTCGGTCGGTGCGCAGCCGCTGCGCTTCGGCCTCCGCCCGCTCGGCTCGCAGGCACTGGCCCATTAGGTCGCGGTGGCAGCCACGGTGCGCAAGAGCGTCAGCGGCGGTGGATTCCATGGCACGCTCCATCGCGGCAGCACGAGCCTCGGCTTCCTCGGCGCGATTGCGCTGCTCGGTGTATCCCTCGCTGAGGCGTTCGAGGCGCTTTTGGTAGATGTCGGCGTCACGCGCGGCTGTGTCGGCGCGCTGCTCTGCGAGGTCGGCGCGGGTGGTCTCGCGGGTGTAAAGCCGTTCGAAGCGGGCGCGTTCCTGCTCGGCCCACTCCAGCTCAGTGCAGTCGGCACGCTGCTTGACCAGGCTCGGGGCTTCTTCTTCGTTGACGATGTGGTCGGGGAGGCGCGGCTCTGGCCTTGATGGTGGCGTGTTCGGCCGGTGGTGCTGCTCCAGCGTCCGCAGGACGGCGGCCCGGTCCGCGGGCGGCGGCAGCACGGCCAGCACCGCGTTCACGAGGACGTCCAGCGGCTGCCACGCGGCGATCCGGGCCATACGCGGGTTCGACCCGTCGATGACCGGGACGAGTTGACGCGGCGGGGTGTCGCCGATGACGACGAGGGAGCGGAGGACGGCGGCGACGCGGTCGCGGAGCGCGGCCCGGTCGGCGAGGTAGGCGCGGAACTCGGCGACGGCCTGGCGGTCGCCGTCGCTCATCCGGAAGTTCGGGTTGTTGCCGCAGGCGGGCCCGGTCGGCTTGCTCATGGTCTGGCTCCTGGTGGGTGTGGTGGGATGGGTGGGCGGCCGCCCCTGATGTCCGCAGGGGCGGCCGTCCTGCTGTTCACAGCTCGCCGGTCTCGTTCGCCAGCTGCAGCAGCACGTCGGCGTGGCACGGCTGGTCGGGCGGGCACCAGCACATGAGGTCGCGGCCGGCCAGCTGCTCTCGCGCCGCGGCGACCAGGGATGGCCGCTGGTCGAGCCACTGGCGGTACATCGCGACGGCCTGCTCGCGGGTGGCGTCCTTCACGAGGTGCCACGTCACCGACTTGTCCGGGTGGACGAAGGGGTGACGCTGCCCGGAGGTCTTGCCGAAGCGGGCTTCGCGCTCCCACTCGGAGCCGTCGAGCGCCGGGTAGCGGACCTGCGTGCAGGGGTTGCCCCACTTGCTGCCGCGGCCGACGTAGACGGCTCCGTCGGGTGCGCGCCAGCCCTTGGTGCGGCGGCGCTGGATCCGGCGCGGCTGCGGGTCGAGGGCGATCTGGCGGCCGCTCATCGGGTCGCCTCGGCCGGCTGCTGGTCGCGGGTCGGCCACCAGGCCTCGTGCTTCTCCTGCCGGCACAGCGCACACAGCTCCCCGTGCCACGTCGGCGCGGCGCAGTCCCCGCACTCCGACGACGGACGCTTCGGCGGGGCGCCGCCCTGCATCACGGTCACGCACGCCGGACACAGGCCGTCGGGCAGCGGTGCGCCGGGCTCGGTCTCGATGAGGGCCTCGGGGACGACGGCCATGCCTTGGCAGGCGGTCAGGGCGAGGACGCCGGGCGCGGCCTGGGGGAAGAAGATCGGGCTGGGGAAGATGTGCCGGTAGTTCGGGTCGGCGTTGGCGTAGGGGCTGTGGGGGTTGGGTTCGACCTTGGGCATGTGGTCCTCCGTGGGTGGGTGTATTGCGCGGGGCTGGCTGGAACCGGATGTGCGCTCAGACGGGCTTCCAGTCGGTCCGTGTGGCGAAGAGGGCGGCTTCCTTGCCGTAGGCCTGGAGTCGTTCGAGGAACTGGCGTGCGTCGTGTTCGCGGGTGAAGTGCTTGTGCTTGACGTCGCGTCGGTCTTCGCGGAGCCAGCGGACGACGTAGAGCTGTGGGCTGGTCGGGGTCAGACGGTTGGTGTGGCTGGGCATGGGTCAGCTCGCTTCGGGGTGTGCGGGGCGGTCTGGGTGGCTTCCGGTTTCGGGGTCGCAGGCGAGGTGTGTCTCGTATCCGCGGTCTCGTCGGTAGCCGGTGAGGGGGGTGCGGCAGACGGTGCAGAGGGGTTCGTCTGTGGCCGGGGTTTCCGGTGCGCCCTCCCCCTTCCCCACCTTCGGTGGGGGGGAAGGGGGGGAACCTGGGTCGGGGGAAGGTTCCCGGGAGGTTCCCGGGGAATGTTTGACCTGGGGTTTTGTGGTTTCCGCGGGGGTTCCCGGGGAACCTTCCCGGGGAACGTCGTCGGGGAAGGTCTCGGGGAAGGTTTCCGGGGAACCCAACTTGTCCCGGTTTTTCCGTGCCCGGACGGCGGCGGCGATCTTGTCTTTTCCGATCTTGATCCCGGCGTGCGCGAGGGCCGCGATGGTCCGCGGGTTACCGGCGTCGTTCGGCAGGCCGAGGTCGTCGATCTTTTTGACGAGCCACTCGACGGAGCCCTCGGCGGCCTGCTCCATCCGGTCGTAGTCCATGAGGACGTGGCGGGTGCAGCCGGGCCGGTAGTTGTCGCCGTCCTTCTGCGCCTGGCGGACGAGAACGAACACGTCCGGGCCGATACCAGTGCGGGTGTGGGTCCGCTTCAGCAGGAGCGTCCCGCCGCCCTGTGCGCGCAACTCCCATACGTGGTCGACGTCCTGCGTCTTGGCGGAGGAGCCGCGGGCGCCGCGCTCGCCGTCCTTGCCGAGGTGGTCCAGACGTACGGAGGCGATGCCTGCGCGCTTCAAGGGCAGGAGGGTGTGCCGGTAGAGGGAGAGCCAGGTGTCGGCATCGTTCTCGGGGCCGGAGATGAACCGGGAGACGGTGTCGAGGCAGACGAGTTGGGCTTCGGCCTCCTTGACCATCGCGAGAAGGTCCGCGCCGCCGCCCGCGGTGTCGAGGGGGCGGATCGGGGGGAACGACGAGTAGGTGAGCAGGCCCATGCGGCCGGGCCCACCGCCGTAGGACAGGAACCGTTCCTGGATGTCCTGGTGGCCGTTCTCGGCGTCGACGTACAGGACGCTGATGGGGGCCTGTGGCCGGTCGCCGAGGAAGGACTGGCCGGTGGCCATGCGCCACAGCCACTCCTGCACGAGGAGGGACTTGCCGGCCTTGCCGTCGCCGACGATGGTGATCTGCTGCCCGGGCGCGAGGAGTTTGCCGGGCAGGAGCTGGACGGCGCCGAAGTCGGTGGCGAAGAACGGGTCCCAGTCGACGAACGAGGCGGTGAGGTGTGAGGGGCCGTGGCCGGTGGTGGCGCGGCGTTCCTCGTACTGGTGGTGCTCGGCGTGGAGTTTGTCGAGTTCCTCGGCGGTGGCGCCGAGGAGGATCTGGGACTTGACCCGGTTGACGTGCTCGTCGTGGCGGCGGACGCGGGCGACTTCGGCGATGCGCTCGGCGAAGGCCTGTGCCATGGACGGGGGGATGGTCTGGCTGCCGAGCCGGTCGAGGAGGGTGCCGCCTTCGACTTCGCGGAGCCGTTTCAGCTTCTCGATCTCGGCGCGGACGGTGACCGGGTGGAGCTGTTTGTTCTCGGCGACCATGCCGCCGACGACGTCCCAGATGAGGCGGACGGCGGGCTGGTAGATGTCTTCGCGGTCGAGGACTTGGGCGCATTCGAGGTAGGCGGTGCGGCTGTGCAGGATGACGCCGGCCACGTAGTTCTCGGCCTCGGCGTCGTGGGGGCTTTTCAGGTTGAGGCCGTCCGGGTCCGCCGCGTGGCTGTGCGGGATGTGGCGGACGTTGTCCACGGGCGGTCTCCTCAGAAGATCGTGGTGGGTTCGGCGGGTGGGCAGCGGTGGGTGAGCAGGTGCTGGTGGGGGCAGTTGGGCGGGTGGCGGCCGCTGGTCCAGCGCAGGCGGAGGGCGCGGTAGGGGAGGCGGGGGAGGCACCAGACGAGGTCGTGTGGTGTCGCCTGTGCGGCGGCCGGGGCGTACGGGCGGGTTTCGTCGGCGGGTGGGAGGTCGACGACGGCCTGAAGCGCGGCGGTGTCGCCGACCCACTGGGTGAGCGTGGGGGCGCCGCACGAGGGGCAGCGCTGGGGGCTACCGCCCCTCGTGCGGCCGGCCATCAGGCGGGGCTGCCGTTCAGGATCGGCGTGTCGATGCCCTCGGCGATCGCGGCGAGGACGTCAGCGAACGCGGCCTTGGCGCGCTCCTCGGGCTGCTCCAGCTTGTAGCCGAGGTGCAGCTGCCCGCGGTCGATGCGGTACTTGAAGCGGGCGGTCATCCGGTAGGCGTCGGCGCCTTCGAACGGCGGGACGGCGATGATGAACGTCTCCGGGATGGCGAGGTCGCCCTTCGCGCCGGCGGACGCCTTGGTGTCCTCGACGTAGGCGAACTTCCGCTCGCCGGACTGGAGTCGGCTGCTCGACTGGAACTCGGCCTTGGTGGTGGCCTTGATGGACTGGGCGATCTCCAGCATGGTCGCTGAGTCCGGGGTCTGCAGGTACGGCAGCTGGTCTTCGAGGAAGTTGGCGAACTCGTCCTGGGTGAGGAGCCTGCCGTCGTTGCCGAGCCACTGCTGCCAGGCCTTGGTGCGGCGGAGGGAGAGCGCCAGGCGGTGGCCGCCGAAGCGGGCCCCGGCGGCGCGGTGGGCGTCGAGGACTGCGGTGACGGAGAGGGCTTCGACGTCGGAGTAGACCTCGGTGTCCTCGTCGTGGTGCTTGGCGTAGTAGGTGAGGAAGCTGGCGGCGTCGCGGACGGTGGTGGTGCCGGTCTTCCGGTCGAGCTGACCAGTGTGCTCGGGCCCGGTGAGGTCGACGGTCTGGACGCGGCCGTCGGCGGTGGCGACGAGGTAGATGTTGCCGGGGTCGACCTGCTTGGGGGCGAGGGCCTGCTGGGCGAGGCCGGTGATGGTGAGGACGCTGTTGGAGTCGGTGTTGGTCACGGTCAGATGTCCTTGATCTCGGTGTTGGCGGTGGGCAGGTCGCGGACGTCGAAGGCCGCGGTCTGGCGGGGGTCGTTGCGGGTGGCGTTGCCGTCGGAGTCGACGAAGTAGAGGGAGGGCGGCGCGGACGCCTTCGGGGCCTTGAGCACCGAGTCGATGGAGATCGCGACGGGTGCGCCGTCGATGTGGCCCTTGGGGGGTTCGGCGGTGATGGTGATGACGAGGGAGCCCTTCTTGCCGTGCTCGTTGACGGCGGCGAGCAGCTCGTGGAACTCCTTGGAGATCTCCTCGTGGCTGCGGCCGGCGAGGTGCTGGACGAAGAAGGCGGCGAACTCGGCGGGCTGCGCCTCGGTCTCCTGCTGGATGGTCATGTGCTGGTGGTGCCTTTCTGGTTGTGGTGGTGCTGGTGTGGTTTGTGGGGGTGGGGGGCCCGCCCCTGGCTTGGGGGAAGAGGGGCGGGCCCGGGTGGCGGCCGCGGCGTTGGGCGCGGGCGACCGCCAGTCGTGCGGTCAGTAGCCGTGGATGCCGCCGCCGACGGCCTTGTTGTCGACGACGAGCAGCTCCCACTGGTCGGCCGGGTCGTCGCCCTGTGCCTGGATCACGCCGGTGACGGTGTGGTCGAAGGTGAACGCCTCGAAGCCGGGCTGGCCCTTCGCGGCCGCGTCGGGCTTGAGGAAGTGGTCGATGAGGTACTGCATCCACTTGGTGGCGTCGTAGAACTTCTCGGCGCCGTTCCAGCGGATGCCGGTGCCGTCGTCGGTGGGCTCCCAGTTGCACCACAGGCCGGGCTGCCCCTCGGGAGGGGTGTTATAGCCGGGGTGGCCGATCTCGCCGTAGCCGTAGTCGCGGGTGGAGTAGGGGCCGTCGGGGCGCTGGTGGCGTCGGCTCTCGGCGAAGGCGCGGAGGTAGCTGATCTCGTGGGGGTTGAGGGGTGGGGTGACGGTGGCGTGGCCCTCGAAGGTGGTGGAGTAGCCCATCAGGCTGCTGCTTTCTGCTTGGTCGGGCGGCAGTTGGCCCGGTGGTCGGTGATCGGGTTCGAGCGGACGAAGTCGGCGACCTTCTGGCGGCCGGTGACGCGGCGGTAGGTGCGGCAGGCGGTGCACAGGAAGTCGGCGATGGGGGTCTGGCCGCGTTCGGTGCGGCGGACCTGGAGACCGCCGATCCACGGGCCGGCCATCACGCCGTCGCCCTCTCGTCGATGTCGGGCCGCGCGCGGGGGTCGTCGATCGCCTCCCCGTCCCACGCCGCCGGACCGTGCCAGCCCCGCCGCCTCGCGTCACCACGGGCCCGAACACTGCCCCCGGGAACGCGGGCGAGCCTCCGATACCCCTCGGCGATGGTGCTGGCGGTCGTGGCGTGCACGGCGGCGTGTTGGCCGCGCATGATCCGGCCGACGACGAACCGGTTGATGCCCAGCAGTTCGGCGAGGCGGGTAGTGCTGTAGCCCATGACGGCGAGTGCTTGGAGGCGTCGCACGCTGCCGGTGGCGTTCACGATCGGGCCGTCGGTTGGGGGTGGTCCGACGGGGACGGCGAGTACCGCGTGGGCGTTCTTGTTGGACACCGTGGGGTTTTTGCCGGAGGCGATGACGCGGATGGTGACCTCGTGGACGCCGGAGGTGCGGGAGATCTGCGCGAGGCTCCATCCGGTGGCGCGCAGTTGCTGGATGCGGGTGATGGTGGGGGTGGCGTCTTGGCGGCGGCGTTTGCCGTGGGCGTAGTCGAGGCGGAGGTGTTTCATGTAGCGGCGGTTGGCCTGCTCGCACTCGGGGCGGTCGCAACCACGCTGGTAGCAGGCGCGGGATGGCGTGTGGGTGGGGTGGGTCATCGGTCGAGCACCGCCTTCACGCGCTCGCCGAGCCAGCGGGCCGCGTTCACCGACACGGCGTTGCCGACGCCGAGGATCTGCTTCTCCTGGCTGGCGTCCGGAAGGATGTAGTCAGCGGGGAACCTCTGCGCGCTGGCCAGTTCTCGGGGACTGAGCATGCGCAGCGTGCACTCGTCGACCTCCGGCGCGGGCCGCACGAGGCTGTGGTGCGGCTTGCACGCCACCGTGGTGAGTGGCTCAGCCGTCGTACGGACCGCGCCCTTGCGGCCGTTGGGCACGATCAGCGCGTGGTGGCGCCCCTGCGCCGAGACAGTCGGAATCGGTTCCGAGGTGGCTACCGCGGTGGTGTTCTGGCGCAGCATCGCAACGTGCGGGGCGTACCCGAACTTCTCCAGGCCGGCGGCGACGCGGGCCCGGGTGGACTCGGCGTACGGGGTGAACTTCTTCCGGTCCGGGCGGCCGTCACCGATGCGCGTGCCGGGTAGTGACCAGTCGATGACGTCGCCGATGGGCCGCGTCGCCGGTTCGAGGATCAGCCCGCACTTCTCGTTGGGGCAGCGGTAGTCGTACTGCACGCCCCACATGCCAACCTTGCGGCGGCGCGGGTTGCGCCACGCCTGGCGGGCCTTGACGGGCCCGCACTCCGGGCAGATCGCGGCGGGCCGTACCTCCAGGTCGGGCAGCGGGATGCCCTCGCGGGTGAAGACGACGTACCCGCGGTTGCGGTGCTGCGGCGCGACCTCGTTGTCCTCGTCGCCGAGGTGGGCACTGGATGCGCACACGATCTGGTGGTTGTAACCGAGGATCTTGAAGCCGCCGACCCACCAGTCGAACAGCTCCCAGTCGGTGAAGAACTCGATGACGTTCTCGCATAGGACCGCGTCGTAGCGGTGCACCTCGGTTGCGGCGATGATGTCGAGTGCTGTCGCCCTGGTCCGCTCGAACTCCGGTTGGATCGGGTTGCCGTACTCGTCAACGCGGACCTGCTGTCCGTCCGGGCCGACGATGCACGTCTGCCCTTCGAGCCGCTTACGGCCGTACTTTCGCTTGCGGCCGCCTGCCGGGGAGATCTCGGTGCAGATCGGCGAGGCCCAGAGGACGCGCGTGCTGGGCAGGCTGCGCTTGTCGTAGGCGTGGATGTCCTCGCAAAGGTGCTCTGCTTCGGGGTGGTTGGCCTGGTGCGCGTCGACCTGGACGCGGTCGTGGTTCATCACGAGGCGCGCGCGCATGCCAGCCTCGATGAGGCCGCGGGTGGAGCCGCCGAGGCCGCAGAACAGGTCGGTGAAGTCGTCGTCGCCGTCGTGGCGGAACCGCTTCATCATCGGGCGGTCACCGCCGTTCGCTCCGGCCAGCGGACCGAGTCCAGCGCCCGCCGGTGGGTGTCCGGCACGACGGCCAGCGGCCAGCCGAGCCAGTGCAGGCCCATCGCCATGAGGACGTAGGCGTCGGCCTCGTCGTACCGTGCTTCGCCCTCCGTGGTGATGCCGTAGGTGTCGGCGACGGCCTGGCGGAGGGCGCCCTTCAGCGCGGTGCCCTTCAGGCGCTGCCCCGTGTCCGGGTCGGTGGGCGCCGCGGTGCCGACCGCGTAGATCATCCGCTGCGCGGGGGCGATCATGACGTACGGGATGCGGCGCTTCCACAGGTCGTGGCGGACCATCCACCGCATGGCGCTCAGGGCGTCGGCGCCCTGGTTGTTCTTGTTGTAGGCGGCGCCTTCGATGACCACGAAGTCGGCGTGCCGCACGTGGTCGGCGATCCCGGCGAGTTGCTGCTCGAAGCGGGAGTGCTGGCTGGCGCCCTTGGCCTTGACGTAGTCGGTCCAGCCTTCGCCTGCGATGCCGGTGATGCCCATGGCGACGTCGAGGCCGATCACGCGGGGGATGCCGGTGGTGGGCCGGGGCCCGGCCACCTGGGTGGCGGCCGGTGCCTCGGTGTCGAACAGGGTGGGTGCGCTCACTGATTGCCCCCTGTGGTCGTGCTGGTGGTGTCGTTGCGGCACTCGGTGCAGCAGGTGCCGCCGAGCCGCATGCGGAGCTGCAACGTGGGCCGGTCCTCGGCCGGGCAGTACGCCTCGAACTGGTCGAGGGCCTCCACCGGCCGGAGCGGCTCGACGTCGGCGGGCGCCCGGCGCGGTGCACGGTGACGGCCGGTCGGCGCGGTCGCCCGCGCAATGGCGACCAGACCGACCGCCACGGCAGTGCCGGCGCCGGTCACGGCCGCGATGAACGCGTTCATGCCGACACCTGCTTCCGGCCGCCGTCTTGCCGGTTGGCCTGCCAGTTCCGGCCGTCCAGGACGCCCGGGGTGTTCAGGCCGAGCGCGTCGTCGAGGCGAGCCTGGAGGTGGTTTGCTCGGCGCCGCTCGGCGTGCCAGGCGGCGAGGATGCGCGCGCCGACCTTCTGCAGCCGGGCCACTCGCTGCTCCAGCTGCGCCGCGTACTCCGGGTCGGACTCGATCAGCCGGGCGTTTCGGCGGCCGAGTTCGAGCAGGCGGCCGTTCAGGCGCCGGTTGGTGGCGTCCATCTCGGCGTTCTGCTTCAGCACCTGCTTGCGGTTGTAGACAGCGGTCGCGAGGTTGCCCTCGGCGGTTTCGGCGCGGCGGCGCTGCCGGTCGGTTTCGGCGCGGGCGGCGGCCAGTTCGGCGCGGAGCCGGCGGGTGGTGGTGAGCCCGAACATCAGCCTCGCCCCCCGTCGCGCTGCGCCGGGATCAGCGGCCACGAGCCATCGATGACCTTGTTCGGGTCACCGCCCTGCTCCGGACTCGCCTTCGTCCGGAACCACTCCTGCAAGCCGGCCTGCTGCTCCGCCCTCCACGCCTTCTGCGCGGCGAACAGCTGCTGCGGGCCCATGTCGTTGAGGTGCGGGTACCGCTCGAACTGGGCCTCGGCGATGAGCAGGGCGGCGAGCGCGTCGGCCTCGGCGGTGTGCCAGTCGGTGAGCTGGACGCCGTAGCGCTCGGCGGTGGGCTTCAGCTTCCGCATGCCTTTGCCGCGCAGCCGCTCGATGCACTTCCGGTCGATGACGTGCGGGTCCACCAGGGGCAGGGGGTGCAGGCCCACGCGCTCCTCGACGGTCGGCAGGCCGTTGCGGACCAGGTCGTGGTGGAGGATCGACCAGTCGAAGGACTGGTTGAACGCAATGATCGGCATTCCCCACTCGATGGCGCGGGTGAGGTTGGTGGCGATCTCGTCGAGCGCGGTCTTCGGGTCCTGGCCGTCGGCCTGCACCTTGGCGTCGGTCACTCCGTGGACCTCGGAGGCCTCTTCGGGGATGGGGACGCCGGGGTTGATGAGCCAGGAGAAGACGCGGTCATCCCGGCCGCCGCCGCGGACGACGATCGCCGCGGTGACGATGCGGTCCTCCAGGGGGTTCGGGCCGGTGGTCTCCGTGTCCCATGCGAGGCGGCGGACGTTGGCGAAGGTGCTCACTGGCCACCTCCGGCCGCGCGCTCCTTGCCGATCCGCACGACCATCGCGCCGATCTGCTCCTCGTCGCCCACCTCGTTCGTGACCAACGTGCCGAGCTGCCGGGTCGAGCCCAGCTCGTAATGGATCTGGCGCAGCCGACCGGCACTCGTGCTCGGATTGCAGATCTCGTCCAGGTAGCTGACCGCCGGCCGCACCGGGGACTCCGACCGCTCGAACTCCGTGGCGTCCGCGTCGCGGTCCTCGGTGGGCACCAGGCCCGCCGACAGCAACAGCGTCCGCAGCGCGATCGACTGCGCCTTCGGAGTGGACCGGCCGCCGGAGTCGGAGGCCTCGCCCGCGGCCTGGGTGTCGAAGTAGTCCCCGGCCGGGCCGAAGATGCGGTAGGTCACCAGGACGGTACACTCCCGCTTCACTCCGCCGTTCTTCGTGCTGATGTCCCGGTACTGGGGCTCGACCTTCACCGGGGCGACGACGACGCCGTGCTTTCGACAGGCCGGGCCGAACGCGTTCAGGGCCAGGTCGACGCCGCGGAAGTTGAAGCGGCCTGCGTTGCCGCCGTCGAAGCGCTGGTCCTTGCCGATCGCCCGGACTTCGCCCATGACCCGGGACCAGGCGACGACCGCGGGCGTCGTCTCGGCGTCCTTGGTGAGGTCGCCGAGGTCGGGCTCGGTCAGGTTCGGTGCATCACGCACCTCGACGGAGTCGGCGGCCTGCTGGCTATCGGTCGGCGTCCGGCCAGCCGCAGCGGCGGCACTCTCGCGCAGTCCCATGTCAGATGCCCCCCTTGAAGGCCTTGGAGATGTCGATGCGTTCGGTCGGGTTCGGCTTGACGCACGCCTCGTAGGCGTCGGGCCAGCGCTCGGCCAGCAGTTCCAGGTCGACCTTCGGCGCGGCGTTGGTGGGCTCCAGCGCGTAGGCGCGCTCGCCGCCGAGCAGGGCCTCTTGGGCGTCGCCGAGGGCGGCGACCATGCGGGCCTTCGCCGCGGCCTTCGCCTTCTTTGCGGCGGACTCCTCGCGCTGGTGGCGGTTGTAGTCGAGGAGCGCGTCCAGGGCGTCCGGGTGCATGTCGACGTCCACCGAGCCGGAGCGGGTGGGGTGCAGGCGGCGGAACATCCTCACGACCGTCTCGCCGTCGCCGGACGGGGCCGGTTCAACCTGCGCCTGCACGTGCTCCGTCCAGAACTTGTCCATTGCCGTGGTGATGTCGGCGATGACGTCGGTGTACTGGTCGGCGCGGATGACGCCCTGGTGGTACTCGTTGCCGCCGATGAGGACGGCGTAGTGCATGTGCTCGTAGCCGTTGACGGCGATCTGCCACAGGATCTGCGCGGTGACGTCGTCGGGGGCTCCGGCGTGCCACTGCGCCGACTTGAAGGCCGAGCGGGTCTTGACCTCCAGCGCGCAGGGGATGCGGGTGTCCTCGGAGAGGGGGCACTCGGTGACGCGCCGGTCGAGGGTGGTCATCCAGTGGCGGTGCTTCTCGTGGGCGACGAGGCCGACGCGGCGGATGACGCTGCGGTTGCGCATGGCCCAGACGCGGGCGACGGGCTCCTCGTGGACGGTGCCCCAGAATGCGGCCTCACCGGCGTCGTCAACGTCGCGGCCGATCTTGTCGTAGTAGACCTTGATGGGTGGCTTCTTCTCGACGAGGCCGAGGATGGCGGGGACGTCGGAGGAGCCGATGCCGGAGCGGCGGGCGGTGAGCCAGTCGGCGCGGTCGGCGTCGGCGGGGAGGATGAGTCGGCCGGTGGGTGTGACCCGGCGGCCGGCGGCCGGGGCGGTGTTCGCCCCGGCCTGCACGGTCGTCGTCATCAGGCGGTACCGCCCTTCGTGGTCGTGGAAAGGCTGGAGAGGGCGTCCGCCCACGCGGCATCGTTGTCCGGGCCCCATACGGCGTCGCCGTACGCGGCCTGGTGCCGGGCAGCGATCTCGCGGGCGGCGTCGGCGCCGCAGCGAATCTCACCGCGCTCGATCTGGCCGAGGACGCGGTGGGTGTCGGTCGTCGGTTGGACGCGGCGTCGGTCGTTTGGTCCGGCGGCTCGGGTGGTGCGGCTCATGAGCGGCCGTCCTCTCCGGTGGTCGCGTTGATCAGGTGGTAGGTGGTGCGGCCGTCGGTGCTGACACCCGGGGTGAGGAGTCCGGCGCGGGCGAGGCCGCGCAGGTCCTTCCGCGTGGTGTTGCGGCCAGCCGTGGGCCAGGGGGAGTCGGTCATCAGCTGCTCGGCGAGCTGGGTGGTGACCGGGCGGCCGTGGGCCCTTATGGCGGCGAGGAGGTACTGGCGGCGGGTGCCCTGGAGGGTGCTCACGCGGCAGCACCACCCTCGCGACGCGGCGCCGAGACCGCGGCCGCCGCCGGGGCAACAGCGCGCAGCCGGTCCGCCAGAGCCTCGACCTCGCGGCCGTACAGCGGCAGTTCGTAGCCGAGCGCCGTGCACAGCTTCTCGGCGAGCAGCTGCTCCGGCTCCCACCCGTCGTGCTGGCGGGCCTGCCCCCGGTCCTCGGCGAACTCCATCAGGAGGTCGAGGAGGTCCGGGTTGTCGACGAGGGTTTCCAGGACGGCGGTGAGGTAGTGCTCGACGTCGAGGAGTGCGCCGGTGGGGGTGCGGCGGATGTAGAGCCGGTAGGGGCCAGTGATGGCGGGGCGGCGGAAGAGGCGGTGCAGGGTGAGGCGGATGCGGTTCATCGGTCGCCGCCCTTCGCGGCGAGCAGCTCGCCGAGCTTGACCAGGCCGTCGACCTCGTCGGCCTGCTCGTGGCTGCAGGTGCTGCACTGCTTCACCAGCTCGAACGTGGTGCGCTCGGTGGCGTGGTCGTAGCGGTAGCGCAGCCAGTCCATCCGACCCTTGGCGAGCAGCGCGGTGGCCTCCTCGACGTCGTCCGGCAGGTCGTCCGGCGACGTGTAGGTCCAGTCCAGCTCGTCGGCGGCCGAGCCGAGTCGGTGGCGGGCGGCGCCGCGTGCGGACGTCAGGAAGTCCTCGACGTGTTCCTGGTGGCGCTCGTCGGCCTCGTCCTGGGTGGCGCCGAGGCATTCGGAGTAGGCGGTCTCGGCCAGCTCGATCAGGGTCATGCGGTCGGGGCCGGTCATGAGCGGCTGTCCTTCCTGGTGTGGTCGGTGATGTCGGTCCAGCCGCGTTCGAACTCGCCCTCGCGGACGCCGACGGACTCCCACCGGCCGATGCCCTGGCGCATGAACCCGAAGGCCCGGCGCCCGGCGTCCTCGCGGGGGTGGTCGGCGATGGCGACGCAGCGGAACTGCCAGGTCTGCTCGGGGGCCTTGTAGCCGTCCTGGCCCTTGGAGTAGGTGTGACCGGGCTGGAAGAAGTCGGGAGTGGCGCCGGCCCCGTCGGGGCTGCTCTTCTCCTGTGCCTCGGTGTGCGCGGCGCGCTCGTCGGCGTCGTGCTCGTACAGCAGACGCTGCACCTCGGCCATGTCCTCGAAGCGGGCCGCGACCCGAAGGGTGCGGACCAGGCCACGGAACATGACCAGCTCGCCGGGGAACTGCTCGGTCGTGGAGAGCACCCCGCCGCGCGGTGCGCCCGCCATCTCACGCAGGCCCTCGGCGAGCTTCCGCGGCACGCACGTGTCGCAGCCGCCGCAGCCGCAGTCGTCGTCGTTGCCGACGAAGTCGGCGGCCTCGTGCAGCACTTCGGCGCGGTGGGCGGCGAGGTAGCCGTCGAGGTGGTAGGACGTCCTGCCGCTCTCGAACAGGCGGTGAATGTCGTCGCGGGCGCTCATCGGCGGCCCCGCTTCCAGCGGATGACCAGCTTCGGCGCGTCGAGCGCGGCGTACGCGAGGAAGACGGTCCAGACGATCGCGCCCCAGAAGAGCCACTCGACGGCGGTCACGACGCACCACCCGCCTGCGGGAGGTCGCGGCCGATCCGGTAGTCGTGGTGGAGCGGCGAGTCGTGCGGGTCCTCGACGGCGGCACGCTGCCCGGCGAGGATGCCGCGCAGCTTCGCCACCCGCGGCGTCACGTCGTCGGCGGCGACGGAGGCAGCGTCGACGGCCGTCGTGGGGCAGCCCCACGCATGCCGGTCGAAGCGCTTCGGGCAGCCGCACGGGTGGCAGGGGTCCACCGCGGACGCCGCCTTGTCGGTCAGCGCGTACGCGATGGGGTCCTCGTCGACGGGGCGGTCCTTCGCGGCGAGTTGCTGCTCCAGCTCGGCGATCCGGTCCCGGTTGGCGCGCAGCGTCTCGGCCGCGTCCGACAGGGCCTCGTTCGTCGAGTGCCGCTCAGCCTCCAGCTCAGCGACCCGAGCCCGCAGCCACGCCAACTCCGACACATGCGGCTCACCCGACGCCGACCGCTCCAACTGCCGCTGCATCGCCTGCCGCTCGCGGACGTGCACATCCGTCGGCCGCTTCCACTCGTGCTCGAACCCATCAGTGACACGCACCCCGTGCCCGTCCTCCGACGTACCGCACAGTGCGCACCCCTGCAGATCGAACGGCTCGACCAGCAGCGCGTTGATCCGTGCCTGCGTCCGGCGCGCGAACACCTCAGCCGCGTCGACTCGGCCCCGGTAGTCGTCCAGGCTTTCCCGCAGCCAGCCGATCGCCAGCAGTACGGCGCGCTGCCCGCGCGGACCGAACGGCGTCCGCTCGGTGAGGAGCTTCTCGACGGCGCGGACGTACTGCTTCGCCTGGTGCAGCTCGACGGTCAGCTCGGCGTTCTCCGTCTTCAGCCGGTCGCCGTACACCTTCCGGCCCGCGATCTCCTTCGTCTGGCGGCGCGCCGTGGCCTGCACGATGCGCAGCAGCTCGGTCCGCTTCTCCAGCGTCTCTGCCATCGAGGGCTGCGGCTCCGTACCGCCCGGCACCGGCAGCACATCCGCCGACCCGACGATCCCGTGCTCGGCCAGCTCGGCGAGCGTCGCCATCACGAACTCGGGGCACTTGCACACGCCCTCCGGCGCATACAACGCGAGCCCGTCACGCGTCACGCTGCGACGCGTCCAGCACGTGCCGTCCTTGGTGTTCACCACCAGCGGCGCGCTCATGCGGACACCGCCTCGGCGGGCCGGATCTCCAGCCCCTTGCGAGCCGCCCAGTTCCGGGCATTGCGCTCGGCGTTCCGCTCGCAGTGCTCGGCAAAGTCGACGTAGCCGTACACGTGGTACGTCAGCGGCCCGAACTTCAGGTCCGTGCGCGCGTTGCCCTCGTCGTCGTACTCGACGGTCAGACCCCGGGCGGAGGCGAACTCCTCCACGGCCTGGTTCGTGTGCAGCGGCACGTTCAGGTACTGGGAGGTGGGCACCGGCAGAGACGGGTCGGACTCAAGGAAGTCCGCCAGGGCGCGCAGGCCGTCGATGGCCTTCTGCTTCTGTTCTGCGATGATCGGAGCCACGGGGCTCCTCCTTTCGATCGTTGGGTGAGGGGCGCCGAGTCGTGGGGTCGCCGGGCCGGGAAGTCGGGCGGCCCTTCGGCGCATTCAGGGGTGGATCAGGAGCCCAGCGGGCGATCGCGGCGACACTTCCGGCACTGCATGCGGATCGGCGGGTTGCGGTGCTGGCAGGTCGGGCACTGCCAACCGAGCAGCGACCGCAGCCGGGCCCGCATCAGGAGCCCTCCAACAGCCGGACCAGCGACGCCGTGATGACGCGGTGCCGGCCGTCGAGGGGCAGCACCTTCACGGGCGCTTCGTTCCGCTTGATCAGGTCGTGCAGGTAGCTCCGGGAGATGCCGAGCGCCGTCGCGGCCTTCGGCACGCTGACCGTCGCGGGCCAGGAGCGGACTTCGTCGAGAGTCGGGACTACCGCCGGCATCAGGCCGCACCTGCCTTGTCGTCGTCGTTCGACTCCGGGGGCATCAGGTCAGCGATCTCGCAGCGCAGGGCCTCGGAGAGCCGCTTGAGGACTCTGGGTGAGGCTCCGCGTTCTCCGCGTTCGAGCCATGTGACGTACGACGGGTGAATCCCGGCCGCTCTGGCCAGTTCCCGCTTGTTCAGGCCCGCCTCGATCCGCCGACGCCTGAGGCGCTTCGGGTCTTGAGTGGGTGGTGACATGCCTCAAGAGTAGATGAAAGTAGAAGACAGTCAAGCCACTAGTAGCGAGAAGTAGAACTCCGTTTGTAAAGGAGTTGTGCGGTGCCCTATCGGGCTTGGGGTGCACCCCGCGAACCTGGGACAGTTGACTGAAGTTGACGAAAGTCCACAGGAGTAGGAGGACGTAGAGCCATGAGCTCGCCCGAGCACGGCCCCCCCAAGCCGCCGCCCGAGGCAGACCTCATCCGCCTCGCTCGACAGGCACGCGGCCTCAGCCCTGAGGAAGCCGCCGACCGCACCCCGGTCCGCATCAAGGGCTTCCGATGGCGTCAGATCGAGAACGGCTGGAAAGGCAAGGCCGGCGCCTCCGATCCTGTGCGCGCGCCGGCCAAGACACTGGCGCACATGGCGTACACCGTCAGCGTCACGCCAAGCAGGCTGACCGAAGCGGGGCGCGACGATGCAGCCAAGATCCTGCGGGAGATTCAGATTCAGCGCGCCGAGCAGGCGGCGAGTCTCCCCGACCCACTGGACAACCTCGACGCACAGAGGCAGCGCATCATCCTCGACATGATCGGCCAACTCCCGCCCAGGGATCGCGGCCCGGCGCTGCGCAGACTCGCGGAACGCGTCGAGGCGGGTGAACTGGAGGACGCCGGCGACTCCCCTGCGGCACAGCCAGCCGTGCAGTCAGGTGAGGTGAGGCAACCCAAAACCGGATCGTAACGTTTCGGCTACGAAACGTATTTATGCAGGTCTCATTGGTCAACTTCTGTCGCATCGTGTGTACCCCGCACAGATGCGCCGACCTGTGCGGTAACCGAGATCCACCGTGCTCAGGGGACGAGAATGATCTACGTCGTTCTCGCGGCTGGGCTCGGCCTCGCTAACTTCATCGCGATTGCGCTGCTTTTCCGGCGGCTGAGGGGGGACCTCAACCGGCAGCTCAGCGACATGCGTGCCGAGCGCAACAGCGAATGGATACTGCACGCCCTCAAGGGCGTACAGGAGCAAGGAGAACAGGCGGCCCAGGCCGCAAACGGCTACCCATACGGACCACCACCCAGCGACCCGCAGCCAGTCCGACGCAAGCGGCACCTAGGCCTATACCTCGGAGGCGGCCTTGTCGCCGCGGCGGCGGCCCTCGCCGAGGCCACCCGCCAGGCCTGGGACTCGAACCGCGGGCAGCTCGTCGCAGTCGCCGGGGCCACGGCCATCGCCGTAGCTACCGCCGTGATGCTGATCGTCACCCAGTGGCCGACCCGCAACGGGGCCGCGCCGCCGCCATCCGCACCGACGGCGACCGCCACAGTGACCCGAACCCCAAGCCCGACACCACCGTCCACGAACCCCTCAACAACGCCCGGGCCGACGGTCAGTCCCGGCCCGTCGGCAAGCGGCCCCAGCGGCCTCACGCCCGGCCCTGCCGGGAGCGCCTCGGGGGCGCCCATCGGCAACAGGACTCCTGCCCCACCATCTACCGCATCATCAGGAGGCAGCGCCGATCCGGGGCCGCCCGGCGGCGGGACGGCATCGCCAACAGCGCTGCCCACGCCTCCCCCTGATCCATCACCGCCACAACTCACCCCGTCCCCGCCCCCCGGTAGACCTGCTCTGTGCCTCGGACTGGCCCTGACAGTCCTGGACCTGGCGGTCTGCCTCTCGGGAGGCGGATGACACCAGCCCAACACCGAGAGAAGGAGACCGTGGCCGAGATCAAGAAGATCGTGCTGGGTAGCGGCAAGGTCCGCTACCGCACGGTCATCGACGTCGGCTATGAGCCGAAGACGGACCAGGCCGGTGAGGTGATCACCGACCCGGAGACCGGGAAACCGGTGATGAAGCGCAACCAGCTCACCATCACCAAGGACAAGAAGAAGGAGGTAGAGGCCGAGGTCGACCGCATCCGCGGGCAGATGGCAGCTGGGACTTACATCGCCCCCAACAAGATCACGTTGGGGGAGTGGCTTGACCAGTGGCTGGAGTACAAGCGGCGGGACGTCGAGGAGACGACCATCCGCACGTACCGGCTCGCCCTTGTGCACGTTCGTGACCGCCTCGGCCACATTCGTCTGCAGGAGCTGAACGAGGACCAGATCCGCGACTTCGTCGACGAGCTGGTAGCTAAGGGCCGCCGGAAGGGCGGGGAGCCCGGTAGCCGACTGGCCGTGTCGACGGTCGACGGCATCCTGATCCGGCTCCGGGAGGCCCTCAGCCGCGCGGTGGTCCGCAAGCTGATTCCGGTGAACCCGGCCAAGCACGTCCGCGTGTCGCTCGCGGACAAGAAGACCGACAAGCGTGAGCGGGAGCGGCCGAAGCCCTGGACCGTCGCCGAGGTGCAGACGTTCATCAAGGGCATCGAGGCTGACCGCCTGTACGCTCCGCTGCTGCTGTCCCTCATGGGGCTGCGGCCAGCCGAGGTGTGCGGTCAGCGCTGGCGGGACATCGACTTGCAACTCGGCACGTTGGACATCACCAACACCCGCACCATGGTCGGCAACGTGCGGGTCCTGGAGAAGGACACCAAGACCGCGTCGGGTGAGCGCGCTCTCCCGCTGCCTCAGTGGCCGTGGGAGGCGCTGAAGCGGTTCAGGGCGCAACAGGCTCGGGAGAAGCTGGCCGCGGGCGAGGGCTACACCGACACGGGCTACGTCCTCGTCGACGAGCTGGGACGGCCGCTCAACACGCGGAAGCTGCGGGAGCACGCCTACCGGCTGATGGACCAGCTCGGGCTGCGCCGTGTGCGCCTCTACGACGCGCGGCACAGTTGCCTGTCCTATCTCGCCGTCAACGACGTCCCGGACGTCGTCCTCGCCGCGTGGGCCGGCCACACGAACGCCAGCTTCACGAAGCGTAAGTACGTCCACGTCGGAGCTGAGGACATGCGGGCCGCCGCGGCTGCGTGGGACGCCTTCCATGGAGGCACTCCGAAGGCCGCTACGTGAGAAATTGTGAGAGATGATCTCTCACGTTCCCGAGGAAACCTACTCTGATCTGCACAGATGGGTGGTGCCGTAGAACAGTAACCGGATTCTACTGGCGGTTTGTGCAGGCCAGCGCCACGGGTGGGTTCGTCGGAAGCTACAAGGCGGTCCCCGGGAACCGACGAGGCGGTCGCTGCACAGCCGACCCCGGCCGATTCGGCCAGCTCCGCCAGCACATCCGCATGGCACAGCTCCGGCGCACACCAGCAGGCCAGCGTGCGCCCGCGCAGCTCCGGCACCAGGTCGAGCAGCTCGGGGCGCTCCAGCAGATACGCCCGGTACATCGCCATCACCTCGGCCCGGGTGCCGTCCCGCTTCTTCGTGGCCGTGTCTTGGGCGAACGGGTTGTACAGCGGGTGCCGGGGCAGGTCCCAGCCGCCCAGCGTCCAGCGACGGCCGACGTACACCACGTCCGCAGGGGCGTGTTCCAGCCGGGGACCGAAGTCGTGGATCCGGCCCCTGAGGTTGATCACCCGCGTGGTCAC